GATGGGGCTGACAGATCCGGAGAAATTAAGCAGCGACTGAGAAAGCAAAGTCATTGTCTCCTGAGCATCCCGGAAACGACGTTTTGTGAATTGCAGGGACTCCCGGAATCTACCTTCAGTAATTACCTCCTCCGAAGAAAGCTTTTTCAGCTCGCTTGAAAGTGTGCTCCCTCCCACTGCGACATTTGAAAGCTCGATTTTAGGCTCATACGGAGAGTTTACATACTCGTTGATATCAATAATCCTAACAAGCGCCGAAACGGTCTGAAAGTCCACGTCTGTGAACGCTACATAGCCTCCCAGCTTTATTTTACCACCTACAGCCAACCAATTTGTTTTTGACCAAATACCATTGAGCTGGCCGGTGAACGAAAAGCGCGGGTCCTCGTGCTCAAAAAGGTACTTAGCCCCTTCCCTGAACATATCCCATGAGGCTCCCGTTTTGGTTGCGTCGTCTCTGAAATATGCGTCTGGAAGCTGAATGCCGAATATTGCATACTTATCTCCCACAGAGGGCGAGAAAGTATCGTTAGGCATAATTTGCCCATCTATTTCCTGAGGGACTATTTTTAAGCGTCTATCTGCATGTACATAGCCGGAGAATGCGTTTTCTGATTGCACTAAATCAAACTCCTTGCCTGCCAACATGCCAGATTCAAATCTTATGGTTGCCTTTTCCCCTGCGATTCTGCAGAGCGAATAGTCAAGCGCAGCAGGGATGGTGTTGTCAAGAATATCGTAGAGGTTGCCCTCCTCGCTCACAACGTCCACCGAAGTAACTGTACCAACTCGAGACGGGAAAATATGTGAACAGTCGAGAGAGTCCTCCTGGCCGGTTGACTGTGCCTTGTCACCTCTTGTAACGAATAGCCCGTCGGCATCGGTTACATAGTTCCTCCCCTCATAAGCGAGAGACTGAGACTTCGGCAGCAGCAGCTGCTTCGATCCGTACTTTGAGAAGTCAATGTTTTTATCTCCTCCCTGAACGAACAGCACCTCTACCGGAACAGTATTTTCGTAGTTAGAGCGGCCGCAGCCTGGCTCAAATCCGTTACCATGGCCATAGCTCAACTCAAGCGGTGCCTCCTTATTATATTCTACCTTTTTGAGGGAGATAGATTTGCCCACTATCTCGTATTCCGTTTCAAAAGTTTCCGCCTGAAGTTTAAGCGCCTCGCTTAAGTAAGTGTGGCTATACACGATCTCCTTTTCAACGGCATCAATACATTCTCCAATACTCCACCCGCCACTTTTGAGATTAAGAATGTCCACGATAAGCTGCAAATGCTCAATCGGCTTGGCGGTAAAAGGAAATTTCAGCCTCTTATCCGACAGGTTCCGAACCTTGTATTTTGTTAAAAGATACTGCTCCGACTCAAGAACCAGAGTGTATTCTAAATTACGTTTTCCATGCCTCTTTAAGTTTTCGGGCAGGATAAGTGTGTACCGCTCGCCCTTGAACTCGCAATATGATCCTACAGGTATCTCCGCATACTCAGGGAGGGAAAAGTATAGAGTAAGGCTATTTTCTCCCATGATGGCCTTGTGGCGATAGCTATCATCACTCACATCAACATCCGCAACTTGCACTCCCAGCTTATTGTAAATAATCATAGCTAAACAGTTTTATTTGTGAATACGAGGCTTACAGAAAACTCGCACCATATCCTATTATTCAATATCAGGAACCTTTCAACCCTCTGCCCGTTATAGTAGCAGCCGTATGATTCGCCTGTTACGCCTGCATAAAATGACCTCTGCCCCGGCTTTACCAGGTTATACAGCAGAGCTCTGCTATTACGGATGAAGTCGCTCATTGACCCTCTGAATAAAAGGCCTATTTCAACTTCCTTCGATTTGACAAATACGTTTTCTCCGTCATAGCTTACTCCGGCCTTATTCTTAATGCTCACGAGCAAGTTCTGCTTTATTCCCGGGCTTTTTAATATTTCGCTCTCCGCTCCTTCAGTGACGACCATGCCATAATTGGCCAGGTCGACGTTATCAATCTTAAACCCTGTTGCGGAAATGCCTGTCGGATTGGGGGCCAGATAGTTATATCCGGCTAGAGGAAAATCGTCTGCAAGCTGTAGGGCAAAGTGCTTAGTAGCGTTTGAATAGCTGCGGTATGATGGCTGCGATATTAGTCGTAGTGAATGCTCTACTCCAAGCTGTGGAAACTCGAGCGTGTGGTACGATCCGTTCATAAGAGCGGACATCAGTCCCCCAATATTGGCCAGCTGGCCTCCGGTGAAGAACGAAAGGGTTAAGCTGCGAGAGTCAAGCACCGGAGCGGATAAGTCTACATCTATGCCGTTTTGGTCTGGCCAGTCGGAGATAAGGAGCTCCTTAAGCGAGGGCCACTCAAGCACCTGAGCATAGCTATCTCCGGTGGGAAATACGCCATATGTTGTGTAAGCGTCAGCGCCATCAATTTTTAGCAATCCAGTCATTACATTTTAATTGTTATGCCCTTGGTGTTTATACTCTCAATACCATTTTTCACGGAGCTGATATCTTTCTCAATTTTCTCAAGCCTGCTTGTGTCTTGCTTGATACCGGCAACATGCTCCAGCATCTTCGACATGAAGGTTACAAGCTTCTTCATATCGCTACTTATTGAAAAAGTATGTCCCTGGATTGTTGTTGCACGCCCGTTAAGCTCATCAATGCTGCCCTGAGAGGCAGAGGCAATTCCTTTACTCGCCGCAGAGCGGGAGCCCTCACCGAACAGATCTATTCCGTATTTTTCTCCTGACTTCTTTGCTTCAGCCATGCCCTTATTAAAGAGCTCCGCAGCTGCAGGAAATGACTCCATAAACTGAGCGAAATCATCGGCCCACGACTTATCCCCGTCAGCGCCGAAAGAGGCCTGCATATTTTCCTTAAGAGTGTTAAACATCCCCGAGAAGGCGATATTCATTAGCTCTCTTGAAATCATGTTTTCCAATATTCCGGAGATTTCTGAGGCAACCTTCTTGGCCTCGTTCACCCCGTATCCGAATCCACCTCTAAAGCCCTCAACCAGGATATCCCTGATGGCGTCTCCAAGGCCCCCGGTAAGTTCGGAGATAACCTCCTTCATCTGCTCCTCGGCCTTCTTGACCATTTCCAGCTGCTCCTGAGCTGCGGCAAGTAGCTTCTTAGTGGCTTCGTCTGTGATATTGCCGGCCTTCTCCATCAAAGTGAAAAAGTCGAGCATATCCTGAGTTGACATCGTCGCAAAGTCGGAGGTAGTCTTACTCATTGCCTTCAATGTTTCCTCCACGGCTTTACCCAGATTCTCGAAAGCGTTTGTTCTCGCTTTGCTATCTGCCTTACCTCCTCCAAACAGCTGGAGAGGATCTAGTATACTTCCGACCGCTCCTAAGAAGTCGCCACCCTTAATTCGCTTTCTGGCCTCATTGAGACCATGGTTGAGAGTGTTGGCAATAGCCTCACCAAGCCCTTTTGCGCCCTCCTCCTTAGGAACCATACCCGCGAGCAGATCCTGCAGCGAAAATGAGTACTCGCCCTTTTTCGTTCCGAAAAGCAATCTCTTGGCCTCGCCATCTGCAGAAAAAATAGCGTTTGAGTATAGGTCTCCGAGGGTAACCCCAAGCTTTTCGTTGTACTTAAGAATGTCGCTCATTGCATTCGACATTATCTTTCCGTAGTCCTTACCCAAAAAGAGGTTTTCGCTTAAGGCGTTTCTTCTCTCGTCGTAGAGCTTGTTTATTTCATTTTCAAGCTTTACCCTGTCTGCGATTTCGTCAGTAATCTTCTTCTGCTTGTTGAGAGTTTCATTTTCTCTGTCGATTCTGATTCCCTTCAGGTAGTTTCCCGCCGCCATAGCCAGGCCAACAATACCGCTTGCCTTGCCAAATGCGCTGTCGGAGCTTTTAATTTGTCCTATGGATGATGAGATGGAGCTCAGCAATCCGCCAAGCTTAGCAACGAACTCGTCTGAAGACTGTGAGAGCGTATCGCCGAGCAGCTCGCCTATTACAAAGTAGTTATCCTTAAGGTTCTCCAGATTTTTATTAGTATTCTCCTGAAAAGCCTCCTCCCTGTCGATTAGTGCCTGGTTATTTTTGCCAGTCTCCTGCTGCTCCTTTTTAAGAGCCTCAACCCTTTTTTTGGAAGCCTCGATATCTATTTTGGCTAATTTCCTTCTCACCTCGGTTTGCTTGTCGAGGAATGCGGTTGACCCTTCGGCCAGCAAGGCTTCTGTCTCCTGCCAAATCGCAATTTTATCAAGCTCCTGCCTGGTGTAGGCCGAATGCAAAGACTTATTTCTCTCCGCATTGATATCGTCAATTTCCTTAAGCGTAGCCCCGGCATCTTTAGCCTTTTTGATGATCTCGTCGTACTTATCGTTAATGGCCTTTATCTCACGAATACCGTCTGAAATATTAGCGTCTGTGGCATCAGACCATAGCTCCCTAAGCGTCTTTGAAGCCTCCGAATTAATCTTAACTATAGTTGCATTTTTGACTGTCTGAGCGTTTTCAATCTCCTTGTCGTATTGCTCATTCACTCCCGCCTTATCAGCGTCTGTAAGCTTGGCAACCTCAACCCCTTTGGACTTGGCCAGAAGCTCGTATGCCTCCTGCCTGCGCCTTTCAATGTCGGCCTTTTCTAGCTTGAACTCGTTATCTGCCTGCTGGCGCTGTTTCTCAAAAGTATCTGCCTGAAGGGCCAGCACTCTGCCCTGAAGCTCAAGGTCTGACTTAAGCCGGAACTCCGTCTGCTGCTTTGCAAGTTCTTCCAAAGCTCTTTTTTGCTCTTCAAGGGCCGCCTTATCGTCTTTGCCGTACGACTTACCGGTCATAGTCTCGTACTGCTTTTTGAGCGCTTCAATTGCTGTTACTTTTTCCTCAACTGCAGCGGTGGAGATCTCTCCCGCAGCGGCTTTTTTCCTTAGCTCAGCAAGTTCCTTTTCCGCTTTAGCTATATCTGAGACGAGCTGCCCAAGGGATGATCCGCCCTTGGTGCTCATACCGGCCAAAATTGACTCGGTTTCTCTTAGCTGAGCGTTTGCCTGATCTAGCTGCTCAACCTGTAGGATGCTTCTGCTATCCGGGTGTATTGCTTCAATTGAGTCTTTAACCTTTTTGATACTATTTAGCTCATTCTGGTAGTACTCCCTTTGGGCATCAATAGGCAGCGCCTTTACCTTTGCAAGGTGCTCGGCTTTATCAATCTCCTCCAGCTGCTTTTTGTACATCGAGATCTGCTGGCGAAGCACTTTTACACTTGAAACTGAAGACTCATCGAAGGTATACCCCTCTCGTTTTGCCCTGGTCCTATACACGGAAACCTCGCTTTCAATATCGGCCTCAGCCTGCTTAATCAGCGACTGAATCATTCCCTTCTCCATCTCGGTGGAGAATTGAGACAGAACGCCAGCGAGCTGGGATGGAGATAGCTTTTTCAGGTCCTCAAAGCTGTAATTAGCGAAAAAGGTATATCTCTTTATCAAGGCATCATACGCCCTAACCTGCTCAAGAATTGAGCTCGTTTCGCCCCTTATGGTATTTAGGTATTGGTCAACATTATTCCCTGCGTCATCCTTAGCTTTTTGCGTATCCTCGAGGGCTTTGTTAACCTTTTTTATTGCCTTTTCATATTCGGTATCGGCAGTGATAGCCTTATAGGTTACAAATGCAACTGCCGCAATTGCAGCGGCTGCCAAAACGTAAGGGTTGGCCAACATGGCCGATGCTGTGGCCTTAAGTGATGCCGCCAGCCCCTTTTGAGCAATCGTGAACAGTTTAGTTCTCGCTGCTGCTATTGCCTCTGCATTTGATAGGTTAATTCCTGCAGCTGCTGCAAGCCATTTCTCCATAACAGCCTGCCTTAAAATCATTATGTTCGCCCGTTGAATAGCGTTAACGGCAATAAGAGCTGCCTTGTAAGACCCTACGGCAACGGCGAGGTCAAGGGCCGCCCTTCCCACCTTTTCATAATTCTGAACCAGCAGAGTGGCACCCTGTATTGATGATGTGATTAGATCCTGGTTTTTCGATCCGATGTTATTGAGGGCCTCATCAACGGCTCCCTCAAAATTTGAAATACTTCCCTTGATACCGGCGCTTTGCTTCTCCAGCATACCGTTGAACTTACCACCGGCAGAAGTTGCGTCTGCAAAAGCGCTCGCTACCATTTCCGACGATATCGCCCCAGCCTCCATCTCTTTCTTCAGGGTCCCAACCGTTTTTCCGGTTTTTTCCGCAATAATTGTAAGCGGGTTGAAACCGGCATTAATCATCTGGAGCAGATCCTGCCCCATCAGTCTACCGGTTGAAGACATTTGCGAGAAGGCAAGAGTCAGAGACGCAAATTTCTGCGCGTCACCCATTGAGATATCGCCTATCTGCTTAAGTGTTGGAAGTATCTTTTCTGCCTCAATATTAAAGGCGAGCATTGTTGTTGCCCCCTTGGCAATATCTCCAAGAAGAAGCGGCGTATCTGCCGCGTATGTAGCAATTTCTGATATCATTTTAGAGGCTTTGGCCTTGCTACCGAGCAATGTCTCCAGAGAGATCTCTAAGGCCTCCATTTCGCCTCTCACCTGAACCACAGACTTGGTAAATTGAATTGCCGTCTGAATAGTAAATGCGGTTGCGGCTCCCTTTGCTATGTTTTTGAAAATATTATCAATGCGAGCGCCCTCAGATTGTACGTTATCACCGATTCCTCTGAATATGCTAGACGACTTTTGAGCATCCCGCTGCAGCTGATCGTTCCTAATCCCTAGGCCGTACCAAATCTTTCCTTCCTCGTTATTCATACTCAATCTCCTCGCCTGGCTTTAATTGGATATTTCCGGGGATGTTAGCGTCTTTAGATGAGTCAAATTTGGGGCTCCCCTCTTTACCTGATTTGTCTGCATCGTAACTTGGTATAGCTGCATTGTACATTTGCACATTTGCATAGCTCATTTTATAAAGAACATGTTCCGGAGGAACACCCAGCGACTTTGCCGTCCCAAGTATAACGGCCCAGATGCTGTCATTTAGTTCACCACTTCCTTCGTCGGTTTTAGAAGATTTAGTTCGAGCAGGGAAGTGGTAAAATCGAAAAAATCCTCAATCTCCATTGCCGCAAGCATTTTTAAAAAGAGCGCTTTTAACTCTGAAGGGCTTAGCCTAATCAGGACATCCCCTATTTCGCCTATTTTATCGATTTTTACGGACTTTCTTATTGGGATAAGGCCCAATACCCTTTTCTCTACGAATGTTCTCTCCTCGGTAAGGTTTTCTGCCCCTAGCACAAGTATGGCCACCGCTCTGGCCAGCGGCCTGAAGTTTTTGGCCCATCTTAGCACCTCGGAGTACTTCTCACTATGGTTCAGCTCTACTGCGGGGATATTTGCAAGCTCTTCTGACAAGAGAATCAAAGTCGCGCAGGATGGTGGGGCAACCTCATAAGTTGTCCCACCGATGTTAAATGACACCTTCCTTTGCGTGATTGTACCCGCCACCTTGGACTCAGCACTTTTCATAGCTTAATTGTTAAGCCTTTTTAAAGCGTGTGTACCACTTGTCTGCGGCTGTCTTGATAAATGTAAACGTGATGTCGGCATAGCTACCATCAGCGTCAGACCAGCCTGGTTTGAACTTGATGTTAGTTTTAGGAGCCTTGATACCAATCGCGCCCACATTGTTTGGAGTCACCTTCACTGACCAGTCGCCTAGAACGACGTGAGTTTTCACATCGTAGTCCGGAGCTGCAACGGCTCCAAGTCCCAGTGTAGTATACAAAGCGTCGTCTGGTTCAACAACTCTAACGGTAAGCGCAAAGCCACCTTCCAGCTGCTCAGACGCAATTACTCTTCCTCCGGTGGCCTTTTTCTCGAGCGCCTCGCCATCTGTGGCCTCTAAAACCGCTGTTTTGTCTTCAACTGTACCAACACTTGAAAGAGCAGCGGCCATTGCATCGTCTGCACCGGTTTCGCCTATCTCAACGGAGCATTTGCTCCAGCTCATTACTATTGACATAATACTGATTTTTTAAATTGTGATTCTTCTGTACTTAATTTTAATACTGACATAATACTGCTCAAGGCCCTCCGCCTCAAAAGACTGAATTGTTGCCGCCTTGGGAAAGTCGTATTCTGTAGATAACAGGGAATCGAAAAATGTGCGGGCCTTTTTCTCCACCGCCTCAATTCTTGACTTGTTAGGTACCTTTCTGCCATCTTCAGAGCCGGCATCTATGTTCGGAACATAAATGTTCACGTCAATAGCTCCGGTTTGCCTCTGGCCATCAATACCTGCAGAAAAGCCCACCACGATATCTTCAAGGTTAGAGCCGAAAGGCCTCACCCCTCTTTTATATGTAGATCCGTTAACGAACTCTTCAAGCTCGCTCCCGGTGATCACATTGAAAAAATCGCTTTCTATTTCAGCTCCTGTTTTGTTCATACCTTTTCAAATCCTAACTTTCTCATTAATTCCGGCACCAACCTTTCCATAAGTAATTCCGAAGAAATCAATACATTGTAGTTAGTTTCAACGTACGAAGCGTAGTTCATCCCGGCCACCATGATGAGGGTTATTCCCCCTCCCGATTGAGAGGCCAGAGAATCCAAAAACTTCTTTCCGCTCTCTGATCCTTCTCCCCCGCCACTGATTTGCCTGAAGTCGCTTCCGCTCACTCTTACGCCATCCCTCAATACCACATAGCCAATCGACGAGGTCAGGTTTCCCGTTCTGTCTATATAGCCGTGGTTTTCTCTCGCCTCAGATAAGCACTGTTCACCCACATAGCTAAGAGTCGTTACAATCTTCCGTACGCGTCTTTCAATCGCCTCTGCAAGACTCTTCTCTACGTAGCTTCTGGGTGTTATCTGTCTGGCCGGCATGTCAAACAACTATTTTTGTATTCTGAACGGCTTCCAGGTGCTCTATGAACTGCACGGGATATTCTCCAAGGTCGCGTCCCATAATATCAACCAGCCTTACCCTGTTTGCAGTAAAATCGGTGAGCTCGATAAGCACCTCGTAAGATGCCATTCTGAAGTTACCATCGATATACTTGCCCTTTGTGGTATTGCTATTTGTCTTTATGTTACACTCAATCGGAAGCCAGTCTACCTGAACAGGAACGGGGTTCCCGTTAACTATTCCGCCTCCGCTTTTTACCTGGTACAATATTTTCCCGTTGATGATCATAAGTTTTCCCCCTGATATCCGTATTGTGAAGAGGTCTGCCCCTCTCCGTTCTCTTCATAAATTGCTTCGGCCTCAGCCTTGAACTGTTCTCTCTCGCTTTCCGAAAAGCTATAACTTACTCCGCCTTGAGATACGTTTGGCGCTTTTGCAAGCCACTTCATTAGATCCGCCTCGGCGAGTCTGTATGATTGTGACCTGAGGACGCTTGCTGTTGCCTCGGCAGAGAGAGTCAAGCCCCGGCCCACAGTAATTCTGATAAGAGCTGACTGTGGTACCGGATAGCCTGACAAGCTTTTCAACGATTCAAAAACTGTTGCCATGATTTACTACGCGCCTTCGTTAAATCCGTCGGTGTTTGCAATATTCATGAATACCAGAGAAGCCCTGTTGATAAGGCCTGGTTGTACATAGGCCTCCGCCATTGTAGTCTCGACCATTGGATTCACCTCTGAGTATACAGTAGTTTTAGCATAGGAGCCCTGTGCCTGCATGGCAGCAGTGTCCTCAATGATAGGAACCGGTTTGTAATATGTCCAGCCCAGCTGTGGAGTCGGGCTAAGGCAAACCACTTTTTCGTTCCAAGGTTTGATGGTTGTATGTTTTCCATCTTTGCCCTCGATAGTTGCGTAACTGTCAATAACGAGGAACTGAGGATAGCCTTTTTTACGCATGTATGCGTTAACGTTGTCCACCGAAAGAACCTCTGTAGAGGTCATTCCTGTTGCGTTAACTAGAATAGAGGCAACACGCTTAACCGTTTTGGCCTGCGCAAGAAGAAGCTCGAAAGCTGAATCTTCTATAATCGCAAACATCGGTTTTCTCCTTCCCCTCAACTTAACAGCCTTTTGCTGCTTAACGATATCTGCAATACCGTCGGCCTCGGCTGCGTTGGACCACAATATGGCCGCTCCAACAAAGTTCTCCTCAGGCACGTTAAAGTTGATCACGTCCTCGGTAGCCATATCACCTTCAATGGATGCAGGGAATGTTTGCTTACCGAGCGATCCGATGCGCAAAGCATCAATCTCAACTTTGTAATCGATACCGTCGTTACATGCCTTAACGTCGTCGTACACCATGTCAACAAGATATTGAGCCGAAGCCTTATCTGTTGGGTTTGATGCCGCGATGATCTTAAGGTCTCTGTACTCGTTGATCTGGAGCTCGTCCTTCTCTTTCGAGATAGAGTACTTGCCCAGTGTTCCGCTCCATGATCCAATGGTCTTACGCGTTTTCAGCGGGGCCTTGGTGTTGAATGCTACCCTGTCGGCTGATACCGGAATCCCTTCGTTTCCTTCGAGCCCCTTAAGGTCGAATTTTGGCGAATATTTCAGCGGGAAAAGTGTAGGCCAAACGAGGCCACTTCCCGGCTTATATGAGTTGATCTCAAGCTGCAGGTCTGCCTGGTTGAGGTCAAAAAGAGGTTTATTCATCTGTCCCATAATAGTTAAACAGCTTTAATGGTTGACATGAGAGCCAGCACTTCGTTAGAAGCGTTAACTGTTTCTTTGCGTACCACTGCCGATACAACCAGCTTAACGCGCTGATCGCCTTTACCTGCGAGAACCTTGGCCCCGTTAAGGAAAAGTGGAGTGTAAATAGGACGAGCGTCAACTCCGGCCACACCGGCGACAGCTTCCTTCAGTACGACGTAATCGTCGGCGGCAAGGTCTTTTATTCCCTTGTACGGTGCAACTCCGGCAAGAGCTATCTCGCCAGCGCCCGGATCTGCGGCAACTACCTTCACAGCACCTGGAGTTTCGGCAACAGCATCGTAGTAGCCGTAGGCCACTTCTTCAACCGCCTCAACACTTAATACTGCCGACTGGAACAATACTGTTCCGTTTGCGATAGCCACTCCCATAGTAACTGTAACGACGTCTTTCAACGCGTTGGTAGAATCAACTGCGGTAACTGCAACGGCAATCTTTCCGTGTGCTACTTTGTCACCAACAGCTACGCCACTTCCCTTGGCGATTTCTATTGCTTCGTCGTCTGCGGCAACGGCCTTAACAAGGCGGTAAGCCTTGATAGAGGTTAAAACGCCCCCGGCGTTCAGACCTACAGCGGTGCCCTCGCGGACATCATATGCAGGGTTGCCAACGATACCTCCGCCCGGCTTCTCCGCGATGACCTTCTCGAAAACGATAACGTCAGGAGTCGGGGCCTCACTGAATTCAAAATTTGTATTCATTGACTAGACTTTTTGTGTTGGAAGCCCTTGGATGGCCGGGGCTCCCGTTTCGGCCTTTCTACTTTCGATCCTTGCTTTTACCTCTGGAGACGCTTGCTCCTGGGTAACGGGCTTATTTGTGCCCTTAGGAGGTTGAAAGGCGACACCTTTTGAAGAATATTCAGCGGCGATAGCATCGACGTCAGTGTCTACATCCTTGAGCCACTCGTCGAATTCCGCATCGTCCTTAAAATTGAGTCTGTTGAAGTCCTTGCGGTAACGGTCACGGATTTTCTCCGGGGCCTTTTCCATTGACTTGGTGAACTTCTGTAACCTCCCCTCTGTGGCCTTCTCGCCCTCCAGCTTTTCAATCTTCTCCTGAAGCCCTTTTACGGTCTTCGCAAGCTCCGAATCTTGGTCTTTAGGCTGTCCGCCACTTTCACCCGGTTCCGAATCTCCTCCGGCCCCAGGCTCCTTCTGCACTTTTGCACCATCTTTAAGACCGTGCTTTTTCTCATAGTTTGTTACGGCTGACACCTGTGACTCTGTAGCCCGGTGGTCGCCGTACGACTCGAGAACATTTTGGAAAGTCACCCCCTCAACCGAGGTTGTAACGTCCTCCTCCTTTGTTACAGTCTTCGCCATTTTTGTAGCTATCCTGTCAAGAATTGCGTCTTGAACCCCAGGAAACTTGGTTTTCAAGGCTTCAAAAATTTCTTTTTTCATGTTCTGAATATTAATTGTCAGATTTTTAACGAAACAAATATACCTTTCTGCGCCCTTAACTGATTACATTGTAATCATTATTTATTCACAGTTATTCACTTTTGAAAATTGTTGAAAAAAAAATGGGGCTAACTGTTTACTTCCTCCGATTAAAGGCGTATAATTGAAATAAAAAAATGAGATCTTTCAGTAATTTAGAAAAGCGAGCAATTGATATATTAGCTAGCTCAAATCCCGAGTTGATGCATATACAAAGTTTCGGGACACTTATAAGCAACTTAGTTAACACGAGCGATTTGGGAATAATAGCAAATCCCGATAGAAACGAGGTCGGTCTTACAGCAAACGACGCTGGAATGCAGGACCTTCTTCCGGCCGTAAATAATATTATTGAGGTAATAACACTTGTAGAATACCTTGAGAGCCTGCATTTAATACGGCTTTACGATATGGTGGCAAATAGCGTGACATTCAGTGGCGAAAGAGAGCCAGATAGGTTAACAGTTCGCCTCCCGAGCGCGGCCACTTCAGAGCTAATTTGTAGGTATTGGCACCAGCAAATATACACTAGCCAAACTCTTGCGGTTATGAAAAATTTGGGCTATAAAACAGAGGAGGATGTCTACCTGTACGAACAGGCCAAAAGTTCAAAGAGGCAGCTAATTTGGGCAAGGTGGACACTTATCGCAACTGTAGTCGTTCAAATAGCCATTTTCGTTATCACGAAGTGGTGCTAAACAGTTAGCCAAGGTTTTTAATAGCGCCCGCATTAATCTTTAGGAAGTGGGGAACCATGCCCCTGTCGTTTTCCTTTAGCCATTTTGTAAAATTCTTTGGAAGTTCAGATACTTCCCCGGCAAACTTGTGGCCAGTGGTTTCGTCAAGAAGCATTTGCTCAAGAAACTCCTCGGGCTTGGCAAGTATGGGAACCGCAAAGCATCTGCAGTTAGGATGCCAGCCCAGGAACTTAAAGGTCTTAGGATATTTGCCCTTTAGCGCATCGCAAATGGGGCAAGGATACGGATTATTTGAGCGCTTCACCTCGTAGCCCAGGATAAAATCAAGCTGCTGCCACCTCTCGTGATCTGACTCTCTGTAGGCCATATTCGTTTCTGTCCTGGTAAGCCTTAAGGCATTCATTCTGCTGGAGCGATATACCCCCTGCCCCGGGTGGTAGGCCTTGGCGTTCTTTGATAGCTGCAGGGCTCCCCTCTCGTCCTTAACCCGCCTGAATAGCTGCTCCGGATCTTTAAGATACTTTCTCAGGTCTCTACCCATTTGCTCTGCAGACCGACCCTCAGTCAGGCCGATATCAATTCCCATCTCTATCTCTTGTATCGCCTGGCCCTTGAGGCTCCATATCCGGTCAGAAATTCCAATGCCGCCAATTTTGCGCTTTTGAAACGAATTAAAGGCGTCTAGGTTGCGGTCGTAGTAATGCCCCATCCGTATGCTTGAAAGGCTTTCGTTTGCAAATATCTGCCTCACAATCTCATCATTCTTGCTGGCCGCAAGCAGCCACTCCTTCCTTGAGGCGTCTGATACAATTACTTCAATATTTCTGAACACTTCGGTAATCATTGCGTCCGCTCTCCGGCGGAGCTCAGGATATGCCGAGAACTTGAAGGGGCGAGACTTGTTTCTGGCCATTGAGCCAATTAGGGCGGCCTCCCGGGCCAGATCGTTGTAAATATTGTCTATTAGTGACGAATACCTATCAATGTTCTGCCGGTGGAGGCTATCCCAATCAACGCTAAGTTTAATTCTTTTTGCCATGGCGATAATTAAACGTTATAGGCTCCGCCTATTTGTATAGCGTCGTCACTCTCCAGCTGCTTCAGCTCCTCCTCAACGTCTGCGGCGAGTCCAAGATTTTGAACGGCTGTCCTCCTGCTTACAATCGCTTTTCCTCCAGCACCGGTAGATAGCTCCTCAACCTTTTCCTTCCCGTTTGCAATGGCGTAAGGAGTAATAATATGCTCAACGCTGAGCGATTCTATCGCTTCTTTATAGTTAGGATACATTACCACCATAAACGCCTTTACAACGTTAATCTCTCGGTCCAAAAACTCAATGATGTCGCCCTTTTCATCTTCAACCTTTAGGTGCGCATCGATGAACATTTGTATGCGCGCTTCGCCTGACATTGGAGTGGCTTTCATATTATCAAAAGATAGATCCGGAAGTTGAATCTGAGTGAAAAACTGTCGGTAAAGGGTATCATTAAAATATTTCAGGGAATCGGTAGCCTGCTCCCATCCTATATATTCGGCTTTATCGTCTTTACCAAACCTTAGTACGGATCTTCCCTCGTTGTCACCTGTCTTTTCGTCTCCAACAGATATTTTCTTATCAGAGAAAATACCGAATATTGGTTTTTGGTTTTTACGGAGATAGTTACCAGCTCTTGAAAGTGACCACTCAATTTCGTAAGTATTATCTGATGTGTCTTCCCATATCGGCTCCTCCCGGTAGGTATAGATGCCCGGGATTTTTCCGATAATAATTTTCTCTGGGGCAATGTCCTCAGCCCACTCGGTACCGTCATTCCGATATCTTGTGTGGTATTGCGCGGTATATGTATCCAGATACTCAACATTTTTCTCTTCTTCCACCCTAGTATACCCAACCGAAAGCGCCACGACATCTTCGAACTCGTCAACAGATACATAAATGCTATCTTTGTCTTTCGGAGAGTACGTTTTGCACCTCAGCTTAAAATTTGTTTCTTCGCCATAAGATGAATTTTTCTCCTCCTTAGCATACCAAATTGTCAATATTTCGCAAGAGGAGTAAAGCTTTTTGGCTCTTTTAAGGTTAACCGAGTCAATTCTGTTTTTTGCAAGTATTTTTTCAATAATTGCTGCAACCTTTTTCTCATCCTCCGATTTAGCGCCATAAACCCTTTTTACAGGTATCCCGAATATCATTTCTGCCATTCGCTTTGTTGCCAGCTTTTGTAGGCCAAGCTTTATTCGAGTTACCTTCTCTAACGATCCGTCTTTACGCGTCTTATCTGGGTACAGCGCCGTACTCATTATTGGGTGCTTGTTTGGGTCGTACTCCTTCTCGAGCTTAGCCCACTCCGGAACCGCATACGCTTTTACCTTAAGCTTCTTCACCTTCTCCGAAGCCGGGGTGTTACTATCCAAAATCAATTCGTCTACATTCATAACAGTAAATTTTTAGTATAAAATATTTTCAAGTTCTTCGTCCTGGAACTGTGGCTCGTCCTTCAGGTGATAATCGATGGCGTAGCAAAGCAGGTCGACATATTCGTCATGTGTCTGGGTGGGAAAGCCGCAAACTTCCGTCAGGAACTCCTCGTTCCAGCTTCCCTCCACCAGGTAAACTCTCCCGCACTCTACCTTTGGAGAATTTGCGTTGAGTCTTGTCTCCTTGCTGTCCGTTGGTGATGGTGTTTTAACTACATTAAGCGAGGTACTCTCTTCCAGCTGCTGTACCACGCTCGTTCCGTTTGCCTTCGGCTCAATGCGAATGGTTGACTCGTCTGTATAGTTATTAGCCAGTACAAAGTCCGGGAGAAATCTTATCAGCTGTGGGAAGGTCTTGTAAACCTTTTGGGCCGCGAAAATGTATAGGTTATTGCCAATCTTGCACGTGCCAATAATGCCTGAAGGGTCGTTGTCCGACTTTTTTTTCTTCTCGTCATAGGCGGTATCAATGAAGAAGTGAGCAGGCGTTTTGCCCCTCATAGTATTGAAGCTTGACAGGGATATCGTTCTGAACCAATCTGCGCGGACAATATTACCTCCCTCTGTTACGGGCCTCTGCTCATACTGTCCGGAATACTGCCTGCTGCCAAGGTCCACCTTCGCCTCATCAAGCACCTCACGCCCCAGCCTGACAGGATCTAAATAGCCGTTAATGTACTTTTCGGCCAAAGCCGCTGGCCGAACAGAGTCCGAAACTTCAGCCGGCAAACAGATGTGCCGGATCTTATCACGCTTCTTTTTCAGTAGGTAGCCTGTAGTATCATCATCGTGAAGTCGCTGCATGATCGTAACCATTGGCGCGTTTGCCTTATTTACTTTACGGCTGGATAAGGTTTTCGTATGCTCATTTGCCTGCTTCCTCATCGGCTCAGACGCCGCCTGCTTCGGGTTCATGGGGTCGTCATTGATGATTATGTGACCGTGCTTTCCCGTAATCGCTCCTCCGGTTGATGTGGTGTACCTCGCCCCGGTTGCAGTGTTTTCGTAACTTTCCTTACCTGACTTATCCCTTCTGAGTTGTACCTCCGGGAATAGCTTCTGGAACTTCTCCGACGTGAGGATATCCCTCGACTTTGTGGAGTGCTCTATTGATAAGTCGCTTGAGTAGGAGTTTGTGATGATCCGAATTGTTGGATCTTGAGTCCAGAGCCACGCCGGGAACATTATGGTGACAATGGTGGTCTTTGTTGTTCCCGGAGGAATATTTATAAGCAAGTCGTATGGCTTTTTCTGACGCTTAACTACATAAACAGATAGCGTCTGAAGTTCCTCGCATAAGGTCACAATGTGCCAGTTAAAAACGGGCTCTTCAGGTATTATAACATCCCAGAAGGTCTTCACAAAATAGAAAAATGACTGACGGCATTCGTCAGCCACAACCCTTAGGCCTAAAGCGTTATAATCAATTATCTTGGGCATTCAGCGCGTTCTCCCCCACCTTAAGTAATACTTTCCTCTCCTCTTCGCTGAGAGTGGATATATCAACCTGCTGCGGGATAAGGTCCTTGCCCCCCTTACCGGTGAGCTCGCTATTTATTCGATTTTTCCACTCTTCCGGGTCCTTATTAGTTAATACAAAAATGATTGAGGCCGTATCCGGCTGTATATGCTTCGTGGTTTTTGTCTGCTCCTTGATCTTGGGTACCGAGGTACCTGCAGCGCCCAACTTACCGCTATCAACATAAAGCGTCTTCACCTCTTCAACATCGTATCCCTTGACCTTTTTAACAAGAGATTTTTTTGCCTCTGCAAGAAGCATCTCGTCAAAGTCACCTTTAGCGCTTTTTATAGCGTCTGCAAATTCTGCATTTTCTTTCTGCCATTCATAGAAGCAACGCTCTGATATTTTGACCTTTGCACAAATCTCGGCAATAGTAAATGAGTCCGCCCTTATTAGGTCGGTAATCTTTTTAACTATCTTTTTGCTGTATTTCATGCTGTATTTATGCTCTTATGCCCTTAAACTTCAGAATTGACACTTTAAAAAAGAGAAGGCCGATTGAAAGCTCGCTGAACTCTCTGCGGTCTTCGTCTATGCCGTTGTCTCTTGAAACCCCTATAAGGAATTCGTCCGGAGAGCACAGGCCTATTTCAATTGCGATTCCTTTCATGACTCTTCCTCCCTTTTTTTCTTTTTCTCCGACCTCTGGCACAAGACTCCTTGTGCTTTTTAAGCTGGTCCTTCAGCTTTTTGTCTATCACTGGCTCCTCTGCATACCCTCTGTCCCACATATCTTTTTACCTGTTAAGAAAGTTCGCACTTGAAGCCTCTTTTCTGGAGTTCTTCAAATAAACTGGCCAGCTTCTCCACATTCTCGCACTCTACGGTTAGCTTCGTCGATATCACTTGCGCTCCCTCTCCGCCTCCGCTATCGCCGCTACTTTCCTCGGCCCACGATAAATTCAACCCCCAATCTTCCAATTGAGCCTTATCCCAGCTGGCCAGCTGCTCCTTATCCCATTCGCCATAGGCGAGGTTATCCTTTATAATGAATTCTTGCTTTTGCTCTTCGGTTAGATTTTCGGCCCGCAGTATTTCTACCACCGGCTTCTTGAGCCACTTCGCCCAATACTCCCCGAGAGCCTTTTTCTTTCCCTCATCTTCCACCAGCTCACCAAGCTTCTGCCTTATTGCCTGAGAAGTCATTCCCGATACAATAAGTAAAGCCCGGTATCTCATGTTCCCCCCCAGGATCTCTGAAGAGTCGCCTACGATAACGGGCCTTAGTCTTAGCATCTGTGGAAAAGTGAGAATTGAGTCAACCAGATTGTCGAGTTTAACCTCGGAAATCGTTCTCGGATTGCTTTCGTTAAGCATTATTCCGCTTAGGTTTATCACTTCATTCGCTCCCATGATGTTGCTTTTCACAAATATAAATTTATTAACGATTACATTATAATCACTTTTAATAAAAGTTATTCACACCCTATCCCATTGCCCGAGAAAGCATATTGATTGTTTTTGTGGTAATTAGATCTTTCGGGATAACTCGAAATACTCTCCACCCTAAAATTGCTGCCTCGTTGTACTTTTCCATGTCGTTCAGGTAGCCCTCTCCGATGTTGTGCCTTCCGCCCATGACGGTTATTTCCTCACCGGTTTTCTTGTCCGTGAACTTACTTTTTTTGAAGGTGGCGCCTTCCACCTCCACAGCAATTTTATGTTCCGGGATGGCGTAGTCAAAGCGCCATTTCCTTGAAGGGTGAAAAAGGTATTCACTAATTGCCTCAACCTTTAGGGTAGACTTACACACCCCAATGAAAAGCCTGGCTTTTCCGTCGTCTTTAGGCTTGCGGCTGGGAACTTTTCTCACCGCCTTTACATTCGCTTTGTTCCTGATCGACATAATGTTTTATTGTTTGTTTTGATGCATCAATGATTATTGAGTTAACGTATTCTCTCACTACAGCCGGTATGCTCACCTGGCCGGACTGCATCTGCAGATAGAGAAGTGAGAGCGCGTCTGATGAGAGAAGGCCCTTTTCCTCGAGAGCATCGTATGGCCCCCTCTTAAGCTTCGGCTCTTTGACAAATTTCGCGGCGCTTGCAAGAGCGGCCTGGCGCCTTTCGATTGTTTGCCTGAGGATCTCCTTAACCTTCACATCGAATATCGGATCGGCAAAAATGTCCTGGAAGGTTTTAAAACGCTCTTTAGCCGATTTGGCAGGTTCGGGCTGCTGCGCCTCAATGGGCTGAGCCTTGCTCTTAGATTTTTCCGTAGATTTTTTCATAGTTTTCTAAATACTTTTTGAAGTTTGTTGTTCGTTTGTGGTGCAGGCAATAGTGTACGCACATTGTCCTGTCCCTGTTGATTTCTTTGGCGGCGGTTTCGTCTGCAATCCCCAACTTTCTGCATGCTACAGAGTAAAGTGCTCTGGCCGCTACTAATGACTGCCTTCGATTATTGCCGGCTATATCACAAATTGCCTGGCCCGTTGCCAGCGCTACCTTTTCAAGTACACCTTTCGGCGTAGAAGAGTTCTCTCTCTGGTCGAGCAGGCTACCGATAGCGGCTTCCAGCTCTTCCAACACATCAGGTGGAATTCTCCCCCTGAAGCGATTAATTACTTCAATTAAAATCTGCTCCATTCTCCCCTCCGGATTATTTCAAGTTTCATAGTTGTGCTAATCGCTTATAAGATTAATTGTTATACCTTTATCGAATATTTAATAAGATGCTTTATGGACTATTCCTACTACAAAGAGATGATTAAACAGGGTGCCGAGCTTACAAATGCCGCTTTAGAAAAGAAGTGCACCTTTTACCAGCATATCCTTCTCGTTTCTGTAACCGTGTTTGCCATTGTCATTTCTTTACATTCGGGCAGCACCGGCGGCACTTTATTGAGCTATATATTTGCCTCTTCCACAATTTTGTTAGCGGTTGGAATGCTCTCCATGGCCATTGTTTATAAGGGATAGATTTGGCTTGCCGAAGAGGCTAAGGTAAAGTTCGTTGATGCTTTCAAAAATGCTGTTCGTGAGGGAGAGCCTGTTGGATCTGTTTATGGAAAAAAGTCAAAAACGGTAACTATTTTTGAATATATAGGGGCAATTGCCCTGGTCCTTTCTTCAATTGGCTTTACGGCTCACACAGTTATCTGCGCATTGATATAGTACGCCCGAATTTTCCGGCCCTTATTATAAGCTGCCTATCTGTAAAAGGCTTTTTGAATTCAGACAGTGTTAGGGAATGAATTATGCCACCATAAACGAATTCAAAGACTGCATACCTATTTTCAGCGTAAAATGTAACAACGCCTTCTCTAAAAATGTACTTTCCTTTTTTGTACTCTAATTGCGTTCCCCTGTTGAACACGCTGATATTGCCGTATGGCTTACCGACTTTGGAACTTCTGTAAAATGATTTCATTGTATTTTTTCGTTTAAATCATCAAACCGGGTTTGTTGCTCCTGCGTTTTTCCCTGCGCCTGTTGGTCTTATGTAACTCGTACCGCGCTTGCTGGCCTCACGTGCTTATGGGAAGGGAGTCGTTTCGCGTTTCTTGATTTCGCAGTGTACCACTTTTGCCAACTGTTCCCGGCTTGATAAGCTGTATTTAAAACTGTTAATCTATTCTTCCGGAGCTTCAACCCACTCTGTCTTTTCTGCCCCTCGCCCTTATCCGCTCCTGCGGAACCCTCATCTTGCTTGCTACGATATTGCTAAGAGCCTTGAACCTGTCTGTTGTTGCGGTACTGAATATCTCAAATGGCCCTTCAAAAACATAGTCAGGTTCATTGAGAGCGGCCCAAAACTCATGGTACACATATCTAGGAATCTCGCTCTTGTACTTCTTTAGCATCTTCAGAAGTTGCCTCTGCCCCATAATCTTCCTCCTCCTCGGTTAAATTAATCCTCTGCTTTCTGCACCCCAACCATAGGGTTATGCAAAGGCCGACTAATGATAGCCCGGCAATTGTTAGCAGGACTATTTCTCTTGGGTCTGTGATTTCGATTTTCATAGTTATTTATTTATAATTTTCCCATTTGACTGATTTGAAAACAGCCTTATGATTTACCCACCTTGCGAATCTTTTTTGATATTTGTCAGATTTATTAAAAGGCATGACGAATGGGCTTATTCCTAATTCATTCAGTTTGGTAACTCTGTAAAGGTCCTGCTCAGGAGATGAGTTAAAACCAATTAGCACATAGCACATTAATTTATAGGGTTTAATGTATTTTATAACCTCATTGAGTTTTGGGAGTAAGTCCATTTCAGGGAAATCCCATGCTATATGAATTTGCTTTCTGTGTTTCAGTAGATTCAAATGGTAAGCCTGCTCTTCGTCCATTATTCTCACATCAACTCCATGAAAATTTACAGGCTGGTTGGCTTCAAGCAAATAACTTATAGCAGATTTCCATTCGGGATTTGCAAAAAAGTTATTATCAAGTACCTCAATGTATTTGCCCTGCGGGTTGAGATTCATAGGCTTGGCAGGAGTTATGTAGCCCTCCTTTTCACGGACTACGCAAAAGGGACAACTCCTGATGCAGCCTCTTGAGAAAAATTGAAGAGAGAATTTATATAGTGGATATATGGAATAATCTGGTTGACAATTTTCAATTCTTATTGGCAACTTACTTTTGATATCATATCCCGTACCCCCTTTGTAGAGATGTTTATATGAAATAAGAGAAGAGTTCGGATCCTCTGAAAAATTAAATAATTTTGATACATAACAAATATCATAATCTCCGATAGTTGCCATCTCTACAATATCTTTTCTGTACTTATGAAAGGATGAAATTTTCATAAGCGCAATATTTGGGAATCCATGTCCATCAACATCAATTAGTCCAATTTTCATAACTAAACGAATAACGACATTACTACTTTTGCTATCTTCTCGCAGAAAGAGCCTAATACGGGCATTCCGCCTGTTGCTCTCACTCCGTTATGGTGATGAGTGCAAGTGGTACAATCTTGGTCAAGTGTGCTTGTTGCTGTGTCAACGAATGGGCAACTTATAGCCTCATACGGACATTGGAAAGGTTTGTATTTCATAACCTATATTGTTGAGATTTGACAATTAGCTCTTACACACTTGAAATTATATCTGCGATACCAGAATTTCCAAGAATTACCGGAGCCCTTAATAAACAACTTTATTGATTCTGACCTTGTGGGTGCAAATGTTGACGAAATCAGATATTTGCTTTTAGTATTTGGGTGATTTTCATTTATGATTATCCGCCCTGTTGTGCTTTCCTGTATCATTATTACTTCTCTATTAATTTAAAATCATATACCCAAACGAAAGGATTCTTCTCCCAAGTGCCTTTTCCGTTGATTTTGTTGATGAGGGCTGCGTAGGCTTCTTGTGGGGTATTACCAAGCCAATGAAAATATTCTCCTTCTTCAATTCCAAAGTGTATTGCAGGAAAATCAATCCTGTCAATTCCCTCTTTAATGCAGTCCTTCTCTGAAATATCCTGCAACCTTTCGGCTCTGACTGCTGTAACCTCAATAAAGTAACGAGCTGCCCATTCAGGCATGAAGAGTTTGTTTTTCCACTCTCCACACGCAGGAAAATTATTAATAGTCCAATTTGTGGTAACAGGCTTTTTGACTGTATTTAATTGATAATAATCTCCGTTCCCGTCCTTTCTAACCAAATAGAGGGCTGTATTATCAAATCTATATGCAATTAGAGGGCTTCCATACTCATCACAAGTTTCAGCATAAGGCTCTTTCAGATAAACCTTTTCGCCTACTTGGTATTTTGGATTAACAGGAACCAAGTTATCCCCACACCATTCATTATCATCTGTTTGCCAAATGGCGAATATGACCCCGTTTCTACTTTCAACCTGAAAATATCCTGTTCTCGATACAATCATTCTTCTTGTCTGAGTCTTTTCCCCTTTCACTACTTTGTGAAATAAGGGTTCTATAAAACATATTCCTTTCATGGCATTAAATATCCTCAGTCATTATTTTCATTGGTTTATCTGACTCGATGGCCGACTGCATAAGCTGCCTGATTGTAACCCACATTGTTTCGGGTTCTTCAACTTCTTCAAGTTCGTCAATTTTAAAAACTTCGACCTCGCTGTCCCATTCGCTTTCCGGAATTTCTACAATCGATTTAACCTCTGCAGGCTCCAGGGCCTCATGCTCAATCGCCTCCTCCTTGGTATATGCGGCAACCCACTCCGTTTCGTTGATAGCGAATAACTTCATTTTGTACCTTTTGTAATTGGGATCACTTTGGCGCCGCTTAACCTTATCAATGGCCATTTCAAGCAACTGATAATGCGAAAGGCCGAAAAGGCTTGCAAAGTGTGTAACTGTTGCGTACAAATCAGAAATTTCGTCTTTGAGGTGCGAAATATTTGTTTCTACCTTGTCCTTATCGTCCGGGTCCTGAGCAAGTACCACCTGAAGGGCCTGCCTCGTTTCTCCAAACTCCTCCTCAACCTTGTTAAATCTTGAGGACACATCTTGCCCGAATTGTTCATTGAAAAGGGAAATGGCCGTTTTTTCAACTTCTCCCTTGGCTAATAGCCTGTCTAGTTCAGAATTAAGTTCCATTGTATTTCGTAATTATTAATCTATATATCCAATTACCTGAAGCGATTTAGTCTCGCATAATATTGCTTTATCGGAGTAAGTGAGGGGCTCCGTTTCAAGGTAAACCGGAGTTTTCCCCTCAACCGATGATCTTCTAGAGTGAAAGCTCCTTCCAACCTTCCCCTTTTTTGTTTTAACTAAGTATCCGCTCTTTTTAGACATTACTTTTTCTAGCTAAGGACCTGATAACGGAACTTCGTAAAATGAATAATAGCGTGAGTCTTATTGAGATCAAAGCCGCTCAGCATTTCCATAAGGTCTTCGGCCGATGAGAAGCCCTCATTTGCGGCCAATAAAGACAAATCTACTTCGGTTGAGTCAACAACGGCGGTGGACGTGTCCTTATTGATTTTAAGGGGCTGAACGCCGACGTTATCTTTGTGACTAAGTATTCGAATGGCCACCGCCTGATCGCCATTTGTAAAGGCTAGCGAAAGTTCTGCCTTTTCTGCTACGACCTCCTCAATACGTTTTTTCCACTGTCCATAGTTTGGCAGTATGGCGTGAATCTTCGCCGGGAGGCTTGCCCCGAACTCGTCTTTACACTGGACGAGGATTTTTTGTACTAAATAGGTCTTTTCGCCCTTTTTGGGATGCCCCGCAGGAAATATCCTCGGAATAGTTATTGAGTAATTCTTGAGCTTCTTAGGCCCGTTTTCAGTAACTGAATTTTCGGTTGCTGCTTCGCTCACTTGAGCCGTTCCTTCTTGTAAATTTTCTTCCATGATGTTTTAAACTTTTACTTTGATTCTTTTTGATTTTTTGATTCTGTATTCAAACCCCTTACGGATGTATGGAATTTTTGTTTTTTCGACTTCATAGCCTTGCTTTTTAAGCATTGTTATGTTGTTATGCAGCCTCGGCTTGTCAATTCCCCACGTAGCACAATCTGTAGTTTTAAAGGGCTTGCCAGATATCAGATACTGTCTTAGAGACTTATTGATATCTCTGTTTGTATAGTAATCCCGGCTGCCGCCGCGGTTGTCTCTCTCGGCCTTCACCTTCACCACCACACCCTCACATTTAAACCTCCCGCACCCTTCAGCCGCATAGTTCGCGTGTACCTCTGTCTCCGATAGTATTTTATCTTTTAGCCGGCAGGAAGTATGGAGCCTCTCACATTGCATGCACGAGGCTCCTTTTCTTTTGTGATGAGACTCAACCTTTGTTGTTACCATCTCTAGATCCTCCCCTGGCAATTATGAGTAGCTGATTAATCAGCTCAAACTCGCGCTGATATTCGGCGGGGCTTATCAGCCCTTTTTCGTATTTTCTGCGTAGTGTATCCTGGTCGTCGAGCAGCGCAAGAATTTTGAGCCACCTTACTATCCCTCTGGTAATTAGTTTCCCTATTGCGCTCATCACCGTTCCTCCTCCAGACGTAGCATTACGTCAATTTGAGCTGCCATAAGTGCGCATGCTATTACTGTGCGCTCTTTACGCGGCTTATTATACATCTTCACCCACTTCTCAACATCCCAACCTTCCGGAGCGAGCTTTTCAACCTCCTCTGCCGAGAGATCTGGCTGCACGTCTTTTGATAGCAGCGCGATGGCGCCTTTTGTCAGCTGCTCCTCCTTGTTGAACTCAATATCGGTCTCTACAGTGTGACCGTGGAGGTGAACCTGCTCTGCTCTTTCGCGAGCGATTAAAATCATCCATTCGTTTTTCATACTTTTCTATTTTTTAATAATTATTTACCTTCCAAATTTATTGGTAGCCCCCGGGCAGCTTATTCCTCCCTCTCAGTATACTCAAGCGAGAACTCCCTTTCAATAATTCGCGAAACCGGTATTACTACGGCAGACTCAATAGCTGTTTTAAAGTCGTTTGTAATTGGCCGGCCATTTTCTTTTTGCCACTCTTGAACGCTTTCGGCAATCCAATCATTGATAATGATCATTGCTGAGTCAACATCCTTTGAGTGGATAATGAACGTGTTTTGCCTTGAGTATTCCTCTGTGACAATATTGACTGTTATCTGGTAGAACTTCTTCTCATAGTGTGGCTCCTCCTCAACATCATCAATATTTGAGTCGTGGTCAATTTTCACCTTTGTCATGTTGTCTGTAAGAAGGATGCAGTTATTAAACTGTCCGGCGCTGTTGATTGTAAACGGGCCTACATAGTTTAGCTCAATGTAATCCTTGGCTATTTCCATGGCCAGGTCAATTGAGGTGGCGTACAAAAGGAATTTGTGCTTTTTCTCCTTTATATCTGCAGATATTTTCCATAGTCCTAGATGGCTGTATGGAATATTTATGGCCTCTCTCCTTTGGCTGCTCACCTCCACCTCACTGATATCGCCAGCTGACATGTGGAACATGATTCTTGAGAGAATATCGCCTTCCACGAGCACCCCGGCCCTTGCTATGGTTTCGTATCTTTCTACCGATACAACTTCGCCGGAGCCTTCATCAACGAAATTTTCGCTCCAGTGTCTGCGCAGATCCTTCGCAAGAAATTTTCCAAGCATTTCTTTTGGCTCCGTGGTGGTAAGCCTTATCTCGTTTTTTCGAGTTTCGATGCGCTTTTTAAATGATTGTTTTTTCATATTATGATTTTTAGGTTGTTCTATTTATTTACTGACATTGATTTTTGCTCATTTAGAAGAAGCTGAAGATTCTCCTTGTACCAATTCAGCCTGCCGGAAATTTTGGAATAATCGGGGTGTTCCTCAATCGGGAAGAGCTCGCTCCAGGAGTCAATCAGCTTTTTCAGCTTGCGGTTAAACTCGGTGATTTTACACTTTGCTGCTCTTATTTTGTTTTCAAGCTTAATCCGAAGCTCGTCATCAGGCAGCACGTATTCATAGTTGCCTTGGTTAAGCTGAACGTAAGATTTAGGGTGTTTCACTTTAAGTAAGGCAGCTCTATATTCAAAGTACCATCTCCAACGATCATAAAACTGAACTGACATGTCATCACGGAAATATGCTGTTTCGCAAAGGGCCCGAGATCCGCTCTTTGAAAAGAGAATTTTCACATATAGCCGAATTTTTATGTTATTGGGTAAACTGTACATGGTTAGGCTGTTTGAAGTTGTTGTTTGGCGCGTCTCTTAAGCTTGCGGAAGATGCTGGCGTTCTTATTTACTGCCTCAATTATCTTGTCATGGTGCTTTGAGGGTTGATTGAACTTGCCATGGCACTGAACAACCTTCATATCTTTCAGCGATAGTTCAATTGTCTCAACCGGCTCCCCTTTCATCCGGGCCGACAAGCAGATTGATTCTTTCTTGAGGAAGTATTCGTTTGTGAAGATGCAGTGATGCAGCGCATCGCCTTCCTCAAGGTACTCCTGAACGCTGTCAAGGGTTTTTATTGTGAGGTTGTCTTCCTGGAAGGCTATCCCTATCAGATGCCCTTTAAGGGCCTTAAATTGCGTTTCCCATTCCTGGGCCTGTTGACGCTTACGCTCGGCTGCTTGCTTGCGCTGTATATCCCTTTTCTTCTTTACAAGGCGGTCATGCTCTTTCTTCAGGTTAGCCGGGCAGACATATTTCGCGTTGTGGATATCCTTGTTGAAGTATAAAAGCAGATCCACATAGTCGAGCCAAATTTTTGAATCCTTGACCTTGTATTTGTTCCTGATACAGATCTTTACTGCAGGCCAGTATCTGTCAGTCAGTCTTTGGTTGGTAAATAAGTTTAACAGGTTGTACTGCTTGCATTTTAACAGTGTTTCAAGCCTTGGGGCACTAGGAATAGCTTTTATTGCCTGTAAAAATGTAAGTCCGGCTAACTTTGTATTAATACCATACTTCTTATAAATACCTTTGATCTGTGATTTAGGATGAAAATCCTCTGTGTAGATATCGTATTTAAGACCTGTGTAATAGCTGTAATACACGCGATTTTCAGTACGTATCTCAAAATCTCCGGTCCATGTTTCGCAATATGGAGTCAGGTAATGATTCAGACTGACTATCTCATACTTGCCATTTTCTTTAATCCACAGTTGAGTAACCTCCCAGCAATTGATATTAGCCTCATGCTTTGCATTAAAATAACAATAGTGAACAAAGTATCGAATAACCTGATATTCTCCGACTATCTGCGCATAAGCAGTGTAATATGTCTGTTTATCGGTTGTCTTTCTCGATACTTCAACATTTATCTTGGTTGAACAATGAGGGCAAACAGCCTTTTTGCGGCTTACAAGTTCCGGTGAGAAGCTTTGTCCACACTGCAGGCAAACAACTCTGTTTTTAGTTGCAAAACCCTTGTACTCGATCACATTCATTTTCGCCCATTCCATCATTACCTGGGTTAGCCATGGGAGCTCTTTGTGCCGAGCCATAACATCAAATTGTGATTTTGTTCTAGGTTTCATGACTAAAACAGGCTTGCTTGTTGTACTTCAGGCTTGGCAGTGGCTTTTGGCTTGGCTGCAATCTTCTTCTTTTGCTCGGCAACCAGCTCGTCAAGGGCCTTTTGCCTGGCAGTTGCAATGTCTTCTTCCGTGATCTCGACAGAATGATTGACTACCACTTTGCCGGTGATAGGCTTGCCGACCTCAATCTTGTCTTCGTCGTAGTAATGCACGGCCATGCCGAAGATCTCTTCATCTGCAAAGCCATTGCAGCCACTCTTTTGAACGGTGTTCAGTATGTAGGTGACACAATCGTCTATGTTCTTGCCCTCTTTTGCGTAGGTTGCCGCGAATAACTCGTCGTTGACTGCTCTGCTGTCCAGGTATGCCCTTATGGCGTTTTTAAATGTATCTGTTGCTTCCATTTTGTTCTATTGTTTTACTTAATATTTGTTTTTTACACTACTGCCAGTTCATAGCTGGCATATCTTTTACGGCCCTCTTTTACATATTCGGACTTGATATTAAGGCCTCTCTTGTGTCTCAAGTCGTGGACACGAGCTCCAAGGCGGAAGCAGCCAAATTTTCTTAGCGCATCCATCGGAGTAATTTTGTTTCCTTCGAGCAGGAACTTTGCTATAGCATCGTTCTGAGATTGTTTTTCAACTTTTTCAGTGTTCATGATTTTACCTCCTATAACTTTTGTGTGTGTAATAAATTTTATCGAACATCTCTTTAAACCTGTCTGCCACCCTTTCCCCGTAAACATCTTTTATATCTTCGTCAACCAGGTTGCTTGTCACAACTGTGAAGAGCTTTTTCTTATACCGGTGATAAATCACCTCTACAAATGGGCTTATCTCGCTTCCGTAATGTTTCACGGTTATTGGCTCTATCCCCATATCGTCAATACAAAGCATTTTTGCGTTCATTATGTAACTGAACTTCTCGGTGTCCTCTCTCGCCGTTCTGCTCAAATCCAGAGCAGATGTGCTTAGGATCGTGTACCCGTAGAACCCTAGGAGCTTGCAAATAGACTCCGCCATTGTTGTCTTTCCACTCCCTACGCTTCCGTACAATAGCAAGCAGCGTTTATAATCTCCAGTGAGCCACTTTGAGACTTTATTGATAACTCCTAGCGTATTTGCGTCACCGCTATAAGGAATTTCTCTCCTCTTGACTACAATTTTGTAGCACTCTTCAAGCTGCTCAGCTACGTTGCCGGGCAACTTAAATCGTGGACTGGCCGGTTCTTCCGCTAACGCCTGTTTGAATAGTTCTTTGTCCATTGCCGTTAAATGTTTTTTCGTTATTTGACCAGGTGATTAATCTTCTTGGAGTTTCCCAAGTTGCCTCTCTCTCAAACCTCATTTTTGTTTTGGACTTATTTTTTTCTGTCCAATAGCGAATAAAATCTTTGATTGTGGCCTCTCCGTATTGTGGTATGAATGACTCGCACTCTTGTATAAATTTTGATTCCCTTATTTCAATTTTTGGAACCTCCATTTCGATTTTAGGAGCCTCTTCTGTTTCCCCCGTACCCCCTTCATCTCTACTTATATTTTCATTTATATTTTCATTTTCCATATGTGAGGTCACATGACCTCCCAAATGAGCACTCTCTATCTTATCGTTTTTTGTATATTGATTTTTACCGGAAAGGTTATTACGCCTGCTTTCCGTGAAGTTTTTCCGCCGCAAAATTTCTTTCTCAAGGCGCAAATTATACCATAAGCCATCCTTATCTTGAACGAACTTGTGCTGAATGTTGACCCAATGTTGACCAACGGCTTGAGCTATCATATGGGAGGTCATATGACCTCTGTTAAACTGCACCATAAGCAGCTCCATATATGCCCCTTTTTCTTCAAAGGACATCCCCATTGTGCCGCCTATGTAGTCGTTTGGGTAAAAAAGAATTGCCGGGTCTTTAGCCATGATTTATCTAATTAGAATGGTAAGTCGTCTGCATATTCTGCCTGAGGCATGTCGCCAACACTTTCCGGCGAAGGCGTTTTTTCGCTGAACGAAAAGGATCTCCCTTTTCCGAGGTAAACCCTGTCCTCCTTCCTCTCCCCTTTTCGCTGGGAAACATAAACCGAGTAAGTGTTACCATTCTTATCCGGCTGCTTCATAAGCCCGGCAGTAATGGCCAGGTACTTTTTCCCGGTCTTTTCGTCCAGCCTGATTGACTCCTTCGGTATATCAGAGAGACAAATTGATTGATTTAAGTAGTCCATAGTCATAGATTTATATTTGTTTGCATTAATTCAATTATTGAGTCCATAACCGAAATCTCGGTATCGTCGGTATTGCCGGTTATGGCCTCGCTTATCTTCCACTTTTCTTGAATGACGCTGTATATCCACTCGTCAATCGTATCCTTACCGAGGAAGTATGTGCACTGTACCGAGTCAACCTGCCCAATTCTGTGAGCTCTATCCTCACACTGAATACAATCTGCAGGGTGCCATGGCAACTCAATGAAGGCAACGCGTGAAGACGCGGTGAGAGTAAGGCCAACACCGGCAGCCTTGATTGAGCAGATAATAACCTTTTTTGAAGGGTCGTTTTGAAACGATTTGACTGCATAATCTCTTTCGGCTGAGCTGTCGCTCCCAAGTATGGTCAAAGCGTCGGGAAAGGCCTCTTTTAGAGCGTTGGCGACCTCGTGAAGGTGGCAGAAGAGGATTAACTTTTCCTCGGCCTCAACGATATCGTTTACATAGTCGACAACGTCTGCAACCTTACCTCTTGCGGAAACATTTTTAAGGACGCCTATGCGAACCATCACCTCGCCCTTTAGGCTCTTCTTCACCTGCTCATCAGTGGCATTGCGATACTGAACGAGATACTGAGCTAAATCGGCCAGAGCGTCTTTGTACTCCTCGAGAGTGGTAATATTGCACTTGACAATTTGCCTGACTTTTGCAGGCAGCTGGGTGAGAACTTCGCTCTTTTTTCTGCTAAAGAAACATGTCGTGCGAAGTTTGTAATGAAGCTCACGATAGTACTTCGCTCCACAGTAGCGATCGTTAAAGGTTTTAAGCCCTCCAAACTCTCCGAGCCTGTCCAGAATGGCCAGCTGGGAAATGAGATCTTTCTCTTTGTTGACTACGGGAGTACCGGAAAGAAGATAAATAACCTTTTTATTGTGAGCTATACCCTTAACAAGCTTTGACTGTAAAGTTTTAGGCTCTTTTACCCGGTGGCTTTCGTCCACAATTACTGATTTGAAGTGCTCAATATTCCCTGTAAAAACGATATCGGAAAGTTTCATCTTTGCACCCTTCGGAGTACGGATATCCCTGACAAAATACTTCTTGAGGCTTTCGTAATTGGTTATAAAAACATTTACCAGCCCGGCGCTATAAAAGTATGGCCATGTGTTCTTAATCCCGTCGGTAAGTACCTCTGCCTTTTCGTCCGTAAATTTTTCCCACTCCTCCTTCCAGTTAATTTTTAGTGATGATGGGCAAATTACCAGGCAAGGAAAGGCGTTGAGGGCAACTACAGACGCAATGGCCTGAATTGTTTTACCGAGCCCCGGCTCATCGCCTATAAGTGTTCTCCTATTTTGTACCGAGAATGCTATGCCCTCTTTCTGAAAATCGTAAGGGGTAACCTTCAGGTTGATTGGGAAAGTCAATTGCGGCATTTCCGGAATTTCTCCGTACTCTTCCGGGCTCATTGCGCTCAGATCGGTGAAGCCTTCTGCCACCAGCATTCCGATAAGTTCACTTCCAGTGTCTGCAGGTACGAGCCAAGCTTTTGCAGACCGATCATACGATGAGCCCTTAATTGCCTTAATGCGGTAGGTAAGCGCTCTGTCATATTCGAAAGAGACCAGGAATCCGTTTGGCAGTGTTGTAATTGTTCCCATCAGAATATTTGCTGTTTGCTATGCTGATTATTAAACCCCTTCGACGCTTCCCTCTCACTCTTAGCGTTGCTAATAACCGTCCTGCACCAGTCCAGCTGATGAACTGCGGTACGGTTAATCCTCTCACACCTCTTGCACAAATAATTGTAGTCCTTGCAAGCAGATTCAACCAACTGCTTCATCACAAGAGCCGGGAGAGAGAGCTTAACAGTATCCTTCAGAATTCCCACAATCTCGCTTTTCTGAAAGTTATCCCGGTGATATTCCGCGTCTGCCACCATCTTCCCGCTTCTGGATAGCATCCCCGCCAGCATTTCTCCGCGCTCCAGAACATCATTTATTTGTTCTGAGGTAGTTTCGTCTAAGTATTTTTGCATTTCGTTCGCTTCTCTCATCAAAGCGTCGAAAGGAGTTATTTGATCTAACATGGTCGTGAATTTCCGAACAGCAACCACCATCTGTAAGCGAGCTCGAGATACTTATCCTTGCCCGACTTATAAAAGTCGCTGTCCTTGGTTATGAATAATTTGAATACTTTGAAATTCTTTTTAGATATTCCTATAAGGATATCTTTGTCAGTATTGGCAATGTCCATGTACCAGGCACGCTGCCGGTCATAGTCAAAGTATGTGCAGGCGGCCTCAAATTCGCTCTGAGTTGTTGCTGTGGTACTTTTGATATCACCTCCATGGCGCAAAATATCTGCCCACAGGTCCCATTTGCAACGCACATCAAGAGAGAAGTCAAGGCCGCCATAATACATTTGCATCATTCGAGACATCTCTTTTTGCCCGACAGATACTTTAAGCAGCTGTGAAGCGACCGGATCGGCGTAAAATGCCTTTTTCATTTTCTCGGCAACGGCGAAATCCTCTTTTTTGTATTTCACGTCTCCAAGAGAATAGCTGAAATAGTTTACCCTCTCCGGCTCCGTTAACATTGCATCGATAAGGCTGCCGAATTTGTACGCTTCAGTTGGATCGGGCATAACCCTTGGCCACAGCTGCTGCTTAAGCCAGGAGAGGTCGCTATTTGAAATTTCCGAACGCTTATAGTAATCTGCCTCAGCCATATCTATTTCGCTTTATAAACCTCTTTAATTTCGATAAGTGAGCTCTCGATGATTTCGCCGGTTTCCTTGATATAGTTTTCGCAGAAGGTCTTAATCCTCTTGAGGGTCATGTTTTCGATGCTCTCCTCGTCCATATCTTTACCTTTTCTCTCGAACCAGTACTGAAACAGAAGTGCATATGCAGCTTTGCTTTTTACCACTATCTGCACGGATTCTTTCACCGCAGGTACCGGTGTCCCGGCTGTGGCGAAAAGGCTGTTAAGGGAGGTTGACGCCTCGCTTTCGGCCGCCTCTGCAGCTGTCTGCGCTTTCGCAGAGTCTACGGACACTTTGGCCTCTTCGCTAATCTTTTCTGCCTCTTCTGCCTGGCGTTTTTTCTCCTCGGCGAGAATTCTCTCTCTCTCCGCCTCGTTATCTGCGGCGGCTTTTAACTCCTCCAACTGCTGCTTTTTAGACGGAAGCTTATCCACCAGATCCTTTTTAAATACGGACATAACACTGCGGTATTCGTTGGCGTAGTGTATGTGAAGAGCATCATTTGTGAGTATTGACTTGGCGATTTCGTTAACCTCCTCCTGGTCGAGATTTTCGCCCTTAACATTAATGCTGAGAGAGGACAACTGTGCGGGAGTGAAGGAGAGCGAAGAGCCCTCAAGATTCCGTGATTTAGCTTCAAAGTCCTCAAGTGTGATACTGTTAAAGTAGTTTAGCGCTCCGTTTTTCTTGTCTACAACATAGTTGTAAAAAGCCTGTGCAACCTCGTCCTTGATCTTCTGAACAATGCTGATGCGCTCCTTTTCCTTAGCTGCTGCTATGGCCAACCTCCTCTCCTCCTCCTGCCTCTTTTTCATGAGCTCCGCAGCGTATGAGTCTCTTACCTTCTGAACCTCGTCCACCTTGGTCTTGATGTCGTTTTCACATTCGGTGAACCTCTTTTTCAGCTCATCCATCATTTGGGTGAAAGGCCTGCGCTTTTCATTTATCGCCTTAAGAGTCTTTTTCGCCTTTTCTATGAAGCTGGACATTTTATTGTCAAGGTCAGGGCTCATTCCAACGTTTTTTGAGGCGATAATAAGCTCCTCGCCCGCTTTGCACGCGTTGTCCCGGCTTGCGGTATTTGCAATCAAAGTTGCAGGCGCGTCGCCTATTATTATTTGTATCTCTTGAATATTGGGAACTGTCTGAAGGGCTGTTCCCGGTTGTGTTGTTGCTTCCATAATTAAAAAATCTCCTCTTTTTGATTAATTACTACTGACTGGCTAATTTGCTCTTCGGTTTTAGTATTGGCAGGCTGAGCAAAATTTTCTTCCTCCTCGATTTCCTCGTTTTCTATGACAGCTGTTCCGGCGAGGCGGAGTTTAGTATATGCGCGCATAGCGTGCTTGATTGTTTTTGTTTCGAGAAAGCCTGGATCTATACCTCCGGAGGCAGACTTATATAAGGCGTTAGGGCCCTTATCGGAGTTTGTACCTTTAGGTATTGAGTACTTCATCAGTCTTTCGATATCGTCTTCCAAAAGCCACTTAAAGTCAACCATTCCGCCTGGTAAGTGTATTGCTACCCATGCGCCAATAATTTTTGTACTTTGCCTTGGGATTTTTGGAGCGTAGTCGATGAATAAAATACCCCTGTCATTAGTCCTAGGCTGAAAAGTATCACCTTCGTAAATCACAATCGGGTTACTCATTCTAATTATCTGCCCTGCTCTGATACGAAGGTTTAATTCTCCGTAGGTTGTTATTACAAAGCGGGCAGTACTTACCCACTTTTTATTTTCAGCGGTGCCCATATTCATAGCCCTGCTCTCGAGGTATGCTTCGGACTTGGAACCATCTTGAATTGAGAGGTTCTGAATTGCTATCTCAATGAATGAAGAGAATAGAGAGATTTTTGTGCAGTCCTTTAACTTGCGAGCTGGATCTGCAAGAAATTTTCTAAAGTAAATAAGCTCCTTCTCATAAATGCTTTCTGCATCTGGCTGCTGCATTTTATGCAGACTAATGAGAATTTGAACAAACTTTTCTTTTACATGTGTGTGGCCCGCGATTTCTTCCGGAGCCAGATCGTTAACGTTAAAATTGGTTGTTTTTGTTTCCATTGTTTTATTGATTTATGGATTTTCTATATTTCTATTTCACCTCTGCCCTCACACTTGGGGCATACCTTAAATGACCTTTGGTCACCCGGTAAATTGTCGTAGCTCGGTTTGTCTGTCAAGTCGTTGTCGGAGTCGTAGTAGAAATATCCGTCACCGCAACATTCCGGGCACTCTCGTAATTCGGGCTCGGGCTCCGGGCTACAGCAAGGGCAACCGGGAAGCCCATTGCATATGCAGCTCATACAAGTTGTACCTTGATAGTTTCGTCTCCGCCCTCTTTTAGAGAGTCGTAATCTGTAATTAATGATTTTGCAACCTCCGAAATGGAGGTATTGCATGCGTGAATGGTTCGTACCACACCGCGAAGCTTCACCTCAATTGCCACACTATACCTTTCGGTTTTTAGGTGGTAATCGATTAGAGTAAATTTGTAGCTCGATATCTTCTCGTCGAGCAGTGTTCTTAGTTCTGATCTTGCGTTCGATAGTGACATGGCAATTTGTTTTATTGGGTTATTGTTTTCTTGATATGAATTCGTCAATTATCTCTTGGGTGAAGTAAGTTGTGTTGCCCACAAGCTTATAATCAATGAGGTGCAGCCTAATGTATTTATGAAGAGTAGGCTTTGAAATGCCTAGCTTTTTTGCTGTAACGGTGATATTGAAAAGTTGGTCACTTTTTCTCACCTCTCGCTTCATACCGGCAATCTCCTTAGCAAGAGTATCGACCTTCTCAACTAGCTTATCAAAAGAATCCTTCGGTATTATTATTGCTGTTTCCATAGAACTAGTCGTTATCGTTGTCAAACATTTTGTTGCGAGATGCAAGCGAAATAAATTCGCTTAGAGAGTGTAGGCCAAGCTTCTGAAGAGAGTTCCTTTTGTGCTTGATAACTGTTTGAATTGATATGAACAGCTTATCTGCAATCTTTTCAGCCGGGTATGATCTGAAATAAAGTCGCATGACTTCTGTCTCGCGCTGAGAAAGCTTAGTGTTGAATGCAGGATTGCATACTATACCGCATAATTTGCACTCGCCACGAAGAGGGCACTGTACAAATTCAAAGTTGAAGGACCCTTCGCCGTCTATATCCTTCTTATTGTCATATTCGTTAAAGTTGCAGCGTATAAACCTGTGCACGATCAGATATTCGTAGTAGGTTCTGTTAGGCTTGCTCGAGAGGTAAAGCTCGCCGAGCGCCTTGAATGCTGCCGGATAGAAATTTTGTATGAGTTCGAGCATGGCCTCAGTAAAATCGCGGTCTTCCATTTCGTATATCTTCAGTCCGCTTTCACACGAAATCATAACCTTGCCTGTGGGTGTCCCGTAGCACTCGGTGTTCAGTAGTTCGATCTTATTCATGCCTCGTCATTTTGAAGGTTAGGAAATAGCTCTTCTACCGGAATACCGATAACTTCGGATATTTTCTCTCTCTTCAATTTCTCCGGAATTACCTCTCCGTATACCCACCTGCTCACAGTTGTTGGCGCAACTCCACAGGCTTCTGCAATCATTTCACGGAATTCCTGTTTTGGAGTTGATTTTTCTTCTAGCTTTCTGTAATACCCTATTAAATCCATACTCTTTTTAGGTTATTTTTCTGATGTTTTGTGCATTCAGATTTGTGTCTTTGTGTGCAATTGTTATATTTGTTATGCGTTGTATTTACAGCACGATGCAAATATACAGATATTTCTGTATTTACAATTATTTTATACAGATTTTGTTGTATTTACCTGTAAATACTTTGCAACATTCTGAATATCAATGACAATAATTTTTAGCCAGATTGCGATTTTATTCGTAAGTGCACTTTCAAAACCCAGAATTCGTGCTTTTGGGGATAAAACTTTTAAAGAAACCTACAATTAATACAGATATATCTGAATGACATCTGCAGAAATATTACAGAAAATTGCCAACAGCTATTCAATTTCTCTTGCTAAGCTGGCGCTGAAGTGTGGATATGATAGGCCCCAGGCCTTTTACGACGTGGCGAATGGAAAAACAAAAACGATTAGCGGAGATATGGCAAATAAAATTGTGGCAGCTTTTCCGGAGCTCAACCTCAACTTTATTTTAACCGGCGAGGGGGAATTCTTAAAATCTAACTGCTCAATAGCCGATAACTCTAAAGACTACATATACCTGTTACCCATTTCCGCTCAGGCCGGTAAGCTAAACGACTTTATCGCCTCCGTTAAAGAGGGAGACTGCGAAAGGATTGTCTCCCCGATTAAAGACGCAGAGTTTGCGATTACTATCACCGGGGAAAGTATGGCCCCGGAATATCCAAACGGGTCCCGAGCATTAGTCAAAAAGATTGACGCAGAAATTTTTGTTGAATGGGGAAGAGATTATGTTGTGGATACTTCCAACGGGATAGTGGTAAAAAGACTAATTGCACCTGAAAAGGAAGGGCACCTAAGATGTATTTCAATTAATCCCGATCAGAAGAAATATGCTCCGTTTGATATTCCAACATCAGAGGTATATGGTATCTACCGAATTTTATTTTGTATGTCGTTGAAGTAGTATGAAAGTTAAAATTGAATACCTGGAGAAGTATATAAAGGGAGCAATAATTGACGCAGACCTTTTTTCTGAAATGGAACTCGCCTCACTAAAAGGAAGGGAGTATATTGATATCCCGGAGGAGAAGCTGAAGGAAATGGAGCGCCTGAGAATAGAGCAACTTGAAAAAGAGATGGCACTATACGACTGCTGCGCCCTTAACAACAAAGGTATTGCCCTCGAGAAAGACGGGAAGTCGGACCTTGCCGTTATCGAATATGAGAAGAATATCGCAGCCGGGTATCCGGCCCACCACTCATTCAAGAGGCTTATGGTCATTTACAGGAAGGCCAAGGAATACGACAAGGAGTTAAGAGTCATCCGGAGAGCGCTAGAGGTTTTCCCGCTTGATAAGGAGTACCTCGGGAGACTTGGTAAGTTAAACGAGATTATATCAAAGCTTAAAACTGCGAAATAAGTAATGGGCCATTTAAACAATATTTTTGGCGCGAAGCCGAGTGGAGAGGTTTCTACAATTAAGGAAATTGAGAATAGAGACCTGCTATATATTTCTTATGACGAGAATATTCCAAGATCGCCCAGAGGCTTATTCGTATCTTTTACCATTAGGAACGGCCGCTTGGAGAGTACCGAGGAGGACAAGAACTTTAACGACCCCAGTACCATATATATTCACCTTCCAATTTCCGAAGATTTTAACATTCCTTCTCCTCCATATTGGCCAAGCTATATTGATTTAACCCCGGGGCAAAGGTTTTTATATCTTAACTGGCTCAGAAACGTGGACGCTCCAATAAATATTGGATATGTATTTCTATACTACTATGGGCTCGAGAGACAGCTTTTAATAGGCAATTTTGATAAAGCTTTTGAGCAGATAATTAGATTAAGGAATGTCCATAAGAATAAGTCTTTTTTAGGCTATTCAGAAAGCGCTCTAATTCATTCATGCATATTAAAGGATAGGCTGGACTTACTTCTCGACCTGAACAAAAGAACGGAAATATCGGGCTTCTCAAACGCTCAATTCCTGCTTGCATACAATTTAAAGTTTGACTTGACGCCGCAGAACCTGGCTGATATTATGTGGAAATCCTTTTACCTTTCACGAAAAGCGATGAAGGACAACCGGGATAACTTTGAGCAAATTATTTCAGAAGTGCTAACCGAGAAATATGGCTCTGGATCTTTCCCTATTTGTAATTACGATATTTCAAAAACAAGGACAGTAGCTGAGAGCAGATTTTGCAACTACTCTTTTCCAAGGGAGATCCAAAATGTTGAAATTACCGATTTTTATCAGTGCAAGGGCCTGATGGAAGATGTGGAGCTCGTATTTAAGATTGCCTATGAGAAATATAAACTTCGCGCAGCTGCAGAGAGAAAAGCAGGCTCTACAAAAAAGTCTGAGGAGGAACTTGAGGCAGCAAGGCTGAAGAGGAACAGCTCCAGATATAAAAAGCTGCTAAACGACAAAAAGATTACTGCCGAAGAATATGAATTTCTTATGCAGAAAAACCAGCCAAAACAATAAATCATGCAAAATCCGGAAAGCCAAATAATAGTTGGGAGATTCTTCGAAGCCCTGCAGATGCTGAAGGTGGGCAAAGTAATTCGGGGAAAGCAAACCTTTACTGAAAAGTATAAAATCAATCGTTGGAACCTTAATACGCTTGAGAAAGATCACAGCCGAGATATATTTCAGGTGGCGTGGCTTACTTACTTGGTTGATGACTATGGAATTTCGGCAGAGTGGCTGCTTACCGGAAGGGGCGGAATGTTCACTAATAAGGCTTAGTTATGGCAAAAAGTACTACTATAGTAATTAATTCTGATGCTTATACCTACCCAAGTAGGGAGGAGAGAGCAGCTATTTATAAAGATTACCCAGAAATACCGAGCTTAAAGTTTACTCAATGTGAAGTACTTCCCGGAATATTATCTAAAAGCATCACATTACAAGAGGCCAACAAAATTCGCAACCTATATTTTTGGAGTCAATTTCTTTCTAATAGGCATCGTCTCGTTCATGAATCTTTCGTTATTGCTATTACAAATTACAATCGGGGAGTTTCAGACCCTTCCGAGCGAACTCAGAGCGAAAGTCAATTTGCAAATAGATGGAAATTCGATTATTACGCTGAAACTTTTTATTATTTTCTTATTTCTTCTCAAGATCAGCTGGCCCAGCTTTTAAATACCTATTTTGATTTAAATATTCCGGAGGATCATGTTAGCTTCGGCCGAAGGCTTTTTAGTTTAATTGATGATGGCAAAGTTGTAGAAGTTTTAAAAGATTTTCAACAGAAAATTTTTGTTGCAAGCAGATATAGGAACAAATTCGCACACCGCTTTTCTCCCACAACACCAGATTTTAGGTCAACAATTCTTGAAATTAATGGAAAAACGGGGCTAGGACTTGGAGGTGGTCATAGCACAAGCGCTGACGAAATTGCCAAAAACATGAAATTATCTGTAAAGGCTTTATCTGAATTAATGGGCACATTGAGCAACCTGGTTAAGGAATAATTTTGGATAAATATTTTCAATAACCCGTCAATCATTCCCCCTATCGTTCCCCGTTAAATAGAAAAAGCCTCGTAATACCATGTATTACAAGGCTTTTGCGCTTAATGTTTGTGATTCGGTTGGGATTCGAACCCAAGACCCACAGCTTAGAAGGCTGAATATGATATTTTTTATCTATCTTATTACGTGCGCTTTATGGCTATAATTAATTTTAACGTAAAACTATTGGCAAACATTTAGGATAAAAATAGAATAGAATTCAAACTTTTTTGTAAGAAAAAGGGCCACTTGACGCAGCCCTCAACCAAAAACATTGTGCTGAACGAATTGTTATTGCACAGACAAATATAGCATAATTGAGATTACTTTTCAACTTTCGTGAATCTCCCTCCTTAGCTTTTCATTTTGAGTGAATTTTTCAATCTGCTCCCCTTTCAGCATCTCATAAGTAACGAATGTCTTGAATAGAATGTTTCCCTCAACTGAGAACAGACCTAGAGCCACACCCTCCTTAGTACTTCCGTACACTTCTCTTATATACTTTTCTTTTTCAAGTTGCACGTCCTTGACTTCATACACATAACTATAATTCTCCTTGAAAAATTTTTTCATCAGTGGGAGCCCCGACAATTCAGAGCCGGTTCTTGACCTGTATCTTGAGAAAAAATGAGGTGGATATATAATATAATGCATCTTACCGTTTGTGAACGTTCCCATAATTGCGTGAACGCCAAAATCTGTATTATAGGTCGTTACTAGAGATACCCGGCTATTATCCAATACCTCTTTTTTTGACCTTGATTCACAGAAAATTAACCATCTATTTTTGCGAGGCGAAATATACTCATAACAAGCCCTTACCGGAAATTTCGTTGATTTGATGACTATTCGTCTGAATTTTTTGTCTATATGATCAGAGTAACGGAAAGCGTTGAGATAATCAGCCGTTACCTCAACAATCAACTCCTTTTCCGTCATAGTAGGGGTTATCATACCAACTCAGTCGCCCATTTTTCTAGGTTTCTGACTTCTTGCTCTGTATTCCAAAATTCTTCAACAAACCAGTACAGAGTCTCAACCTGAGCGGCGGTAAGCGTGCGAACCTTTTCAATCAACTTATCTATATTAACATCCCATTTTGTCGCTGTGCCGTCCAAATCCTCTGCATCTTGACAATGATACGCAAGGGCCTCAGCGTTACATCTGAACATTCCGTCTGTCAAGGTCCCGTTGAGGCTGTCTGCAAAAAAAGTCCACTCTTGTTGAGAAAACTTGCCTTTCAGTTCTCTCTTTGTGTATGCACGAATTATCTTCAAAACATCCTCAGTGTTTGATTCCGGAAATCTAGCCTTATCAATACAGGCTGATATACCTTGCGAGATGTTTTTGTAGTTAGAAAGCAAGAACTGTTCTTGACTCTCTGTAATTCTGATATTCTTAGTTTTCATAATGCTTTATTAATTATTGGTAATTACAATAGTTATAACGAATTATAATAATTTACTGCTATCTTTTTTTCTTCGTCAGTTAGATTACTTCCAAAATCAGATATATCATCATCGTTAAAGAGCCACCTGAAAAAATTAGGATCGGATTGCGATTCCAAATCGCACCACTCTGCAATAGAGTAAGGTTCGTTATCAGGGTTTTGTTCGTCCCAATTTGATATGTGTCTGCGGTAATTTTCATTCAACACCTGTCCTGCGTTACTTGTAATTGTTCTCATAATTTTTATTTTTTAGTTGTTTAAATTTAAAAGCATTTGATTATATCAAGCGTATTTTACTATTTGTTAAAAATATGCTTTACATAGTACTTATCTATTTCTACAATCTCAGCCTCTTCTCTAACTGCAACATATAAACCTCTCAGATCAGCAGGGTGATTGTTTGTAGACATAAAATTAACTAGAATGAATTCAGCACCACAGCCATTTGTAGCCATTTTCCTCTCAATAATTTCACATAATTGATTAGACTCTCTTTCATACACAGTAAAATTGTTTACTTCTGATAATTGCTCTTTTAATGTTTTCATCTCTTCGTTGTTTTTGTTGTTGCAAAGATAATGCAAAGAATTTAATTTGCAAATTATTTGCAAAGAAAAATGCAAATATTTAAAAACTAAAAAAGCAGGCTTATTACTAAACCTGCTCAAAAGCCTTAAATCGCACTTCTTACGTTAAAAGAATTGACGCCGGATAAACCTATATGCAAGATATACAATTCCTGCAAGTAGGATGAATCTTATCAAGTAGTATTTTACAGGCAATCCTGTTTTTTTCTCTTGAATAGTTTCAATTTCTCTATTTTGAATTGTCTGCGAAGTATCCTCTTTTATTGATTTTTGTTCTCTAATAACAGCTTTATCAGTTGAGATCTGAGCTGAGTTAGTTACAACGTTTTTCTGAATAGTTACATCCTCTTTAACAGCCTGCTTCCCGGTACTGTCAACAGGGTAGTAAGTCACTATTTTAATAGTTGAGAGATCTATCTGAGAAATAATATGGTCAACAACGCTATGCCAGGCTGCCTCGGTTCTTGTTGTATCAACCTTCTTTATTGTAGTTGCAATTTCTGTCCTGGAATCGGTTTTAACAAGTTTTTTTGCTGAGCCACATCCTGTTAAAAGGATTAGCATTACAATGATTAGTTTTTTCATAGCTGTTTATTTTAAAACATTTAGGGCCTTTTCGTATAATTCAAATCGTTCATTATAACCGTTATATCCTCCGTTTACCAACTTGGTTATCCTTTTGAAGTCTTTCTGATCCGCTATTAAGTTTAACTTCCTTCTATTCCAAAACCAGAATGCACTTTTAACAGCGAATTCCGGTTCGCATAACTTTTCTGGATGTCTTACAAAGTCAATTTTAAGATCATCTGATATATCGGTATAATTTGCACGACCTGTAATCTGTATAAGGCCTCTACCCTTAAACCTTCTGCCATCACCTTTGAATAAATTTCCAAGATCCTGGCGGCCTTCATAAGCAGATCCATCTGCAATTTCCTCGCAATACTGAAGTTGCCCGGATTCATGTCCTATTTGGGCTAAAAACGCAGAAATTCTGAGTGCTGTCGTCACTTCATAAGTCAGGGCGAATTTGTTCAAAAAAGGCAAGTAAAGAGTGATTTTCTGAGTACTTGCAAAAGGATATATTAATTTGAGCTGTGAATAATTCAGTGTCATTTCGCATCCTCCATTTTAAACTCCCCAAGCCCCGGTTTTCTATCCTTGCAATCAAGATTCAGGCATATATGATGCTCCGCATAGCTCCTCCTCGCTATTTCTGTGCTGATAATTCGCTCCATTCCTTTGATCTTGCGCTCAAACTGCTCAAGCTTATAATCGTACTCTCTGAGTTTCTGTCGCAGGGTGTCGTTCTCTTTGCTTAATTCTCCATTTCGCTTTTCTGTCTCTAATAGTTGTTTGCTCTGCAAGTCAATGTAATTACGCAGATTCTCAAGATTAAGACCATCAGCCTTCGCCCCCTCCTGTGAGGCTTCAGCAGATGCTTTCTTGCGCTGAGACCGGAAGAAGATGAATTGAAAGATAGTTGTGCCTGCGAAGAGGCTTGAGATGATTGCAAGGATAGTCTCCATTACTTTAGATTTTTACCGCCTTGGCGTGGGTTAGGGTATTAATTTTTTAAAATATGTGATATAAAGGCAAGCATATCAGAAGAGAAGTGGTTAGTGACTACAACTTGTCTTTCCGATTCTTTCATTGTTACAACTTCTTTTTTCGGCTTAATAAGAACCACCAACTCTTCACGTGTGATTTTATCCAGCTTAACGTTGATTGACTCGCGCAGTATCTTCTCCTCTGCTTCAGCATACTTCTTGTTCCACTCTGCAGAGAGCAAACCGATTCTAAGCTGTAGATTCTTGACCTTATCCTTGTCGTCTTTTTCAAGAGCAACCTTTAACTGCTCTTCAAGGTTCTCCAGCTCGCCCGGTTTAAGAGTTTTTGACACTTCCTGAAGCTGCTTTTGAACGTTTTCAGCACCGTTATTAAGCTCCGTCTTGTTTTTCATCATCTTAATCACAGTATCAACCTCCGCTTCGGTATAGTTGAATAATGCTACAGCCTGATTAAGATTTAACAAATTTTTCTTTTCCATACTATTCACTAAGTTTAGATTGAACATCAGCGATAAAGAGAGGCAATGCAGTACACACTTCAGCTGTGTTCGCAAGACCATTTTGGTGTATGTTGATTACAACATAACCTGACTCCTCAGCTTGAAATGAGCCTACCTGAAGCTCGCCTTTGTAAAACTGACCAGATGCGATTCGTTTAATGTCCGAACCCTCAGTGTGTATCTCAGCTTTAATTTTAATGTTTGAAAATGTGCCCTCTACTTGTAAGAGGTTGCGTGTTGAAATAATTGTTGTCATAACTGTAATTGATTTAATGTTAACAAATTAATATGATAAATTTCTTATGTCAAAGGACAGGGTGTCTCCTGCAGCTGTAGGCGCATTGAGAGCGACTGAGGACACATAATAAGTAGATGTTCGCCCGGATGAGCTGAGCATCATAAGGTGAGGAGTACCCGTTATTTTTTTGTCTGCCTGCCCGGAATGGACTAGGTAGATGTCAAATGAGCAGTCGGGATAATTCGGAGAAACACCCTCTATTGTTATTGTATAGCCTCCGATTGAGCTAACTCCGACTGCTACGTCAATAGTTGCAGAACTGCCGGCAGGAATAGTTATTGAAGCATTGAGAGCCACATTCTGATCACGAGGAGCTGTAACTATTCTTTGCAAGCTCGCAACAGTAGGAATAGTTTGTATTGAGAAGCCCTTGGTCTCATATATGTTAGTTAATGTGCATAATTCCTGCCCATACTGGTTAGAGCCGAATAACTGGATAGAGCCTGATGAACTTACAACATTTGAAAAATTCACAGAATACTGAACTGGAATTTCTGGAGGCATACCGGTGTAATGGGTTATTTCTGACAGTGGTATCAGTCTCGTTTGAGTTATAGATCCCCCAAGCACGACCTTAGCTAGTATATGTGTTATTTGCGAAGGCAGAGCCATCTCATACATAAACATACTCCAGCTCACGGTCATATTGCCATTTAGGTTAATGTAAGAGTTTTCTGAGAATAAGGTTGGCCGACTAGCTAGGTGATTATAAAGCCTGAAATCGTGCAATCTGTAATCATAGCCACCGTTAAGATTTAAAGCATTCCTCTTTAGCCGCAGTATTAATGCTCCACTTATTATTACCCACTCCGCAGGTATATATCTGCTCCACATATTCCAATGCGGTTCAGCTCCGGGAATCAGCACTCCATCGTACCGATTCCCATTAGCACCCCTTGTTTCATAAATGAAGAAAGCCATTTGTGGAATGGTGATAGTGTGGCCATATTCATCTATATATGTCCAACCAACTCCACCTACCTTTGCCTTAGCAATGAGCACACCTAGCGAATGAGTAGAGTAAACCCCTAGCTCCTCCCAAACTGTTGCTATACTTATATTTGTTTGTCCTAATGCCATACCTTTTATTATTAAATTGCGAAACAAGTTATTCCACCTACTGCTGTGATGTTGCCAGAAGGGTCAAGTTTAGCTTTCAGCACACCTCCGTATTTAAGTTCCAAATCACTTCCATTCGGTATAGCTTCCCAATTTGCTCCGATTTTTACTGAGGTTCCTTTGAGGTAAGAAGAGGACTCTATGTAAGAGGAGGTGACAACAGTAGTTGCGCCTGAAAATGCGCCTGAAATAGCTAATGCTCCACCTAAATAATTTGGTTTATTACCTTGTATATATAATCCCCAGTTAAGAGATGAACCTACAGTATCGCCATATATTAAGGACCATTGACTATTTCTATGGGCCAGCATCGCTACTTCCCCTAGTCCCGACAGGCTGCCCTGATAGATTAATCTTAATGCTGCGTTATTAGTCGTTCCAAAAGTACTATTAATAAATACCTGAGAATAAACATCGTGTGAACCTCCTATAGATAGGTGACTATTAAAATATCCACTGCCGTTGACAGCAAATTTCTCATATCTGTTTGTATAGCCTATGCCAATATTTCTACTTGAATTAATAGTAAGATCAATATTCCCCGCATAACCCATCTTAACACCTTCTGTATAAGAAGTAATATAAAGCGGTCGGCCAAGACTTTCAATTCTATTGTTTACCTCGTCCCATTGTCCCAACTGAATTGAGTTTGTCCAGTCTGTTATAAGTGTCCTTGCTCCTAGATATAAATTTGATGAATAGATTATAGGTGTGTTTGCCAAACTGCCATTATTCCAATAAGGCAGATAGCCATTTGAAAGGGTGTTGGTGAGATTGCCTGTATGCCAATAGTCCACATACCCGTGATTATAGGTAGCGGATGCAAAATCACCCTGATATTGCCTTATACCAAATTCAGACTTTTTAAATAAAATGATATTTTTTCTTCCGCCTGAACTATCCTCATAGCCTCCAAATCTCATGAAGTCCGCATATGGGGATCCATTGTTCAAATCCATAGAAGTAAATCCAAATTGAAGAGTTGCTACTCCCCAAGTTTGGGGAGTTATGGTCCTTGTATCCGAAAAGAAAAAAGTATTGATATTAGCCTTTGTATAGAAAGAGCTGACATATTCAGTTGACATACTTCCTAATCCTAATGCAGTTCTTGCAGTAGAAGCCGACGTGCCGATGTTGAGTAAGTTGCCAGAGTGGTAGACCGAGTTAGCTCCAAGCATTAATATACCTGTTGAGAGTAACTCCATTCTTTTGCTCCCATTCGTCCAAAACCCTATATTTCCCGCTCCGTAGTTATAGATACCCACATTTGCATCATTATCTACGCCACCAATTATACCTGTGTATGTAGATATCAAGAATCTACTAATACCTAATTGCCTAGCTACCCAATATGGTGCGCCTGTGCCATTACTAGTTAAGCCCCCTGTGAGAGTAAGACCGCCACTTATAGTGCCTCCTGTCAATGGTAAGTAACTTGACGGATTGAAGTTCCCTGAATGCCACAAACTTCTCCAAGCTCCTTTAGCTCCGTTGTATGTATAATTATACCATATGTTATCTTGCGTTGCTTGTATCAGTGCATAATAAGAGCCATTAGCGCCGAATGTCAATGCAGCCCCAGTAGCTACCCAACCATTTCCACTATATCCATACCCATAATGCCGATAATTATTATTTGTAGTTATATCTATATTCTGATTGAAATATATTGCATCTGATATATAATAACCGTCTACTGTCGTTGGCTTACTTGTCAGCGATGCAAAGGTGTGGGTATGATTCCCCTCTGCAACCATACCTGCAGAAGCGCCGAAGGACTTATTGAATGCTGTGTTTTTGACAAATGCAGGCTCCTTGCTGTCAACTAATCCCATAAGTACATATCCCTGATAAGCATCAAGGGCCATTCCGGGAACGTTCTTGTCAAGACCGTTATACAGGTCGGCTCCACCTCCTGACGAACTACCTGAACCGATGCCGAAGGCACTTACCCCACTCTCTGAGTAAAAATTCAGGGTGGAATACATTGAAGAATTATCGGCAGAAATCTTGAGATAGCTTATCAACTTAGTTAAATACTCTCTTTCTGCTACTGACAGGTGAAGAGAAGTGTTATTGATGTGATTATTAAGGGCCGATGCAGAGGCATAACCTGCTGATGCGTGATTGCCCCACCCATGAGCAGTGTCCCAGTTTGACTTATTGTAACCCGCAATAGCTACTGTCCCACTGAAGAAGTTGGCAATCTCAGTCTCGGTATAATATAAGTCATTATGACTATGAGCAGAAGGTGTGAAAGATGTCGGTTTATCAGTTATATCTGCCCAAAGATGAGTGTGAGCAAAGTCAGTAATTTGAGACTTAGTGTGAGAGTGTGTAGATGGAGTAAAAGTCGCTGGTTTATTAGTAATCTCGCTCCAGGAATGCGTATGACCTAATGACGATTTAGTGTCTATTAGCCCCTTCAACACATAGCCCTGATAAGCTGACAGAACCTCGCTGGAATTGTATGCTGAATGGACTAAGTCGTTAATCACGTTTACACCGACCCCTCCTGAACTGCCTCCAGTACCGATGCCGAAGGCACTTACCCCACTCTCTGAGTAAAAATTCAGGGTGGAATACATTGAAGAATTATCTACTGCAAATTTTAGATAGGTCTTCAACTTGTTGAAATAAGCCCTCTCTTCAACTGACAGGTGTTTGTCACTATCATCCTTGTGACTATTCCATGCTGTTCGTTCAGATGCTTTAATATGCCCTAGTGCACCTCCAATTCCTGTCTCAATAGAGAAGTCCGAATGAGAGAGAACCCCTTGTGCATTTGCATTGAGTCCAGTTCCTACCATCACCCCTCCCAATACAGCAGCAGTCGCAACAGGAAGTACATACCTGCTCACCCATGACCGAACACCGGCAACTGTTGAAGCGAGGATTTGTCCATCTGTTTGAGGATTGCCAAGACCGGGTTCTTTTGAGGAAAGGGCATTAGATAAGCTGACTACTTCAGAAATGTCGTGATTGTGAGCGGACGGAGTGAAAGCAAGAGGCTTACCGGTTATACTCTCCCATGTATGAGTGTGTGCAAGCGGAGAGGTTATTTCTGAGATTGAATTAAGGATTCCCTGCTTCAACGCTCCAAGACTCATCTTTTTCCACGACTGTTCATAAGGAGACTGCACAGGCAGAATAAACTCATCTACGAATTCAGCTGAAGTAAACTCAGAGAGACGGGGGGCTAAAAAAAAAAGTTCACCGGCAGGATCTACAATTTCAAGTGGTGCTTCAGGGGCCTCGACCCTCGGAAGATTGAGATATTTTGTTGACCGAGATAAACTGAAGGTAAAGTTATACGAGCTCGGATTGCTTTTCTGCGAATTAATAGTTGAAGACAACACTGTAAGCTTTTCAAAATATCCTCTGTGGGAGAGGAAGTATCTTTCATTAGTTTTGAAAAATTCTGATATCCATATACGATGCTTATCAGATAGGAGATATCCAGTATTTTTATAATATTTCTCAGCAAGATCTACTTGGTATTCATGTGTTGTATCATCCTGTGTGAATGTCTTCACATCTGATGATGCCTCATTCTTTATAGCCCCAGTGAAAACAACTGAATCCCAGGCTCCAAGAGAGTTCTTAAACAAAAAACAATTATCATCTGCAGTAGTATTTTTTAATACAAACCTTTGGATATATGATAACCTCTGACCAGATGCATTTTCGGTCCACACATCTATATAAGCAGGTTGCTTATCAGAAAATTTTGCCGGAAGGGAGGAATATTGAAGGTTTGCTGTATTGACTTTGTTTGCTGCTAGCGCTCCAAATAATATTGTTTGATTTGTTCCATCCGCAAAGTATCCTTTTACTTTTAGACTGCAAGCTGCAAGGGCTATATAGCTTAAAAATTGAGGTTGATTCCAGGTGACATATGATGTCTGAGGCTGCCAAGTAAGAAAATTTTCTGCAAACCAAGACGGGGATATCGTTGTATCAACTCCTCCCTCAAATGCATAGAATACCTGTTCAAGTCCAGAGCCTATCTTAAAACTAAACTCTTGAAAACTCCTTGTAGTGATTTCTCCAGACTCAGGTATATCAGATGACAATGCATCCTTGACTATTTTCTCAATATCTATTTCTACCTTATCGTTTAGATCCGGAATATATGAGGAATCAATAAGTATCTCTGAACCGTATTTTAGCTGAAATACGATTTGCGAATTCGTTGACACGATAATATTTTTAATATTACCGACAAAGCTGTATTGATCTGGTGATTGTAGGATTGTTGCCATATTCACTTCAAAATTCTATTATTACCGGTCAAAGTCAAAGGACACTATTTTGCTATAACTACATACCAATAGGTGATGGATGACGGGATCTGTTCAACTAGATTGGACATTACAAAGTGCTCAATAACTATATCTACAGAATTTTCAAAAAAGATAACTCCTTGTTGACTGTCAAGATACTGCTGAGCGGATGGTGCTGTTGCCGGTCGAACAATCTCTCCAGCCAATCTGAAGTTATAATCATCTAGCCCCTGAGTAGGCGGAACAATTAAATTGCTGTTGTCCCGATACTCCCAGAAGTAGAGAGCTGAAGTATGGTCAGTAGAAATTTCGGGTATAGCTTGCTCTTCTTCTGTATCGTATGGCTCATAAAGTTTAATTGTTCTGAAGATGCATTTTTTCTGAATTCTTCTGCCTACTGTATAGGCAATAGTATCCGGCAATAACACTTGGTTATTGATTAGTACCGGCTCAATTTCTGACACTCCATTTTTCTGCGATTCAGTTAAAAGCATATCGGAATGAAGAATCATATTTGAGTGTCTATAAAAGGAGTCCATCTCTTTATAGAACTTATTGAAAATGCCATCAGGCCCCCATGTCTGCAAACTAAAATCGCCATCTCTCAGTCCTTGTTTATCGTAGTTAAAAGGAGAACCATAACAAGCCTGAAGAAACCCTGTTAAATTGTACTTAGCAAAACAAAGCATTGCGAATTTTGAAGAGTCTTTCTTCTCTTCTTTTGTCTCTCCTGACTTCTCTTTTATCGCTGTATTTTGATGCAGAATATTTCCTACAAAAGGCATCAATATGGCAAGATCTCCAACTTGCACTATTGGCACAGCTGTATCCTTCAACTGGATCTCCTGAGGTGCTAAATCGCTTCCTTTGTTATATCCAAAAAATGCAGAGCCAACAGGTTCTTTTCTAGTGTTTATGCCGTCAAACTCTACGGAATAAAACCTACCTTCAGCAAGTCTTAAGACCGCATTATACCGGCTTACAACAGCAGAATCATCAAATTCAGCCTCATTGACTGCACCTACATACTTGTACTTTTGAATAAATTTCTCAATCGTCTCTGTTTCCGGAGCAGCATTTTCAATTGAAGTATCCTGTCCAAGTACGACCTGTGAAAAAGAGGGAAGATCATACTCAAAGTCAGCAACCTTCGCCTGGCTAAGGTCAATATTTGGGATAAAAGATAACTGGTCTTTAAAAAATGAGATCCTTACTGTCTTAGTTGTTTCATTCGGGATGAATTCACAGCAAAATTTCAATCTCACTACATCAAGGAGGTCCTGAATTGTGATGTTTGGAACTATTTGAGAGTATTCTACTCTGTTAATAACTACTGTATCAGCACAATTATTAAGCAAGCACAGGTTCTTGAACTGTTCATTTGCCAAAAAGTTATTCTCTAGTGTATATCCAAAGTGTGCGATTGCCTTTGTAAGAACTGAATGCAAACGTAGGAATGGGGTAATCCCATATCCTATTGGAACAATTGTGCTCTTATCTCCTTCTTGAATTGTTCTGGATCTTCTGCCAATTAAGTATGGAGTCCCTTCAGAATCAACATTCTCTGTCTGATTAAGGATGAATAAGCTATCACTCCCATTGTTGCATGCTACAGGGAAAACAATAAAATCAAAGTCTGAGGTAACTTTCATTGAGTTTTGAAAGTCGGCCATCAATGTTTGACTTGCATATGAATAATTGGCCATTACATCTTTGAGCTTCTTATCTTTTATCGTGGTCCAGAATGCGCCGATATTAGGATAGAAAGTTGTAGATATCCCCTCTTTTGATGTTTTATGAATTACTTGCTTAGCGAACAGTCTGGTCACTCCATCCTCAATGAGCACATCCAATGATGTTATCGGTTTTTTCCGTGCATCAATTTTATTATAGCCTATGATTCTAATGTTATTGGGAGTCAATGGAAGTGTCACCGGAATACTCTTCTCTCCAATCTTTGAAAAGAATGGATTCTTTCTCTCCAGCTCTAGGACAAAATTTGCCGGAAGATCATACTGTCCTTTATTGGTTATTATCCTCATGACTTTGATGCTAGGTTATTACTTGATTCTTGAAGTTCTGTTTGCTCCTGCAGATCTGAGAGCACCACCTTTGCTTTTACTCCATTTCTTTTTAAATATTGAAGAAGAGCAATGAATTCAGTAAGTAAATCATGATCAATTTGATTCCCAAAATTGGGAATTACCGGAGCAGTCTGTTGTGGCTGTACGTATCCTCCAGATTCATACCCCTTTCCGGATGGTTTAACAGCACTAAGTATAGCATCCATATTAAGCTGCTCTACATATCCTCCCTCCTGGGCATTATTTATCAAGTCCAAAAATGGCTTGATGCTTTTGTTTGATACAGCTGCTGCATTTGCAACAAACTCAGTTCCTCCCTCACCAACCAAAAGACTTGGCTCGTTGAAATACCCATTCTTTTTTGATGACTTTCTTGCCCAGAAACGCTTCTTGTCTTGTTCTCTTGTAACATTAATATATCCTCCATCTTCTTTACCGGTAACTACTCTTTGTTGAGGAGGAGAAGAAGATCCTGCACTATCAAGGGTCATTGCTTTTACTTTTCTTCGCTCAGCATTAGCCGAAACAACTTGGGCAACACCGGTCGCACCCATCAGAACCGCTGCTATTGCACCTCCAATTGGCCCAAGTTTAGCAAATCCTTGCATTATAGCAACTGCAGTATTTGCAATAATCTCTGCAACCTTAATTGCGAAATTGACATCGGCATATTTCTTTTCAATATCAAGCTTCTTTTGAGCCTTTTCTTTTTCAAGTCTCTCAACCTCTTCGTTATTATCTCCTGCTGCAGCAATCTTCTCATCATATGTTGCCTCCATAGTGGATATTTCAGCGTCCATAAAAGCACTTACTGCATTTTTACCTAGGCCTAAATAGTAATCAAAGTAAGCTTTAGCCTGCTCCATCTTCATATTTTTGAGTGCTGCCTGATACTCCTCTTCAGAGAGCATACCGGCTTTATGCAACTGGTCTAGTTGCAGCTTTTGCATTTCAAACTCTTCTGCCCAATTTGAAATGTTTAATGACTTTCTTAAATTAAATCTATCCTGTTCAGAATTTAAAGTAATGTTTGTCTTTGCCTGCTCGTAGGCAGCAGTGAGAGCACTCGTATCCGCACCCTCTTTTTCAAGAAATTCCTTCTTAGCCTTGTAGACATCTTCAAGAATTTTTGTCTGCAGCTTTATCTCTTCATCGTAGGTCAGTAATCCAAATTGTTGCTTGAAGTCAAGCGTTGAATTAGTTATAGTCTCATATATGGCTTTCCTCTTATCTGCTGCCTCAGTTTCTGCCTGGATAACTAGTGTATTTGCATCGATAACAGCCTGCTCTTTTAAAGCGCCTGTCTCAAGTTCCAGCGCAACAACATCATCTTTATAACCCTGAACAATCAACACCCTGCTATCTGCAGTATGTTCATCTAACTGAAGCATTAGTGTATCATATTGCTCTTGAGATATTTTTTGATCGGCTAATGCATTATCAAATGTCAACTTCTGAACACTGTATGCATTGTCCAGGAGCTTCAGGTTTTTGTCTAAGCCATCTTTTATTATCCCCAGCTTAATATTGTCTGAATTTTTTTGTGATTCCACAATAGCTAGTTCATCGTCTGAGATCTTCTTTAATATTTCGCTTCTTAGCTTTTCATCTTTGACTTTTTTCAGATATTCCTTAAGTGACTGTATTCTGTCCTGGAAGAATTTCTTATCCTGCTGTGCTGTCATCAGGTTAATTTCGTTATCTGTTTGTCCTGTCAGAATACCATTCTTTTTGATGACAGACACCTTCTTATTGTAGTTTGCTTCCAGATTGTTCAATTGTGTATCCAGTGCATCTTTCTGCCTCTGAATTGCCTCTTTTGCTGCTTCCTGGGCATTACGCCTTTCCTCTGCTATAAATGCATTTTTCTTTTCCTGTATTCCTCTTGTTTTTTCATACATTTCGGTTTCCGACTGTATTACAGCAGCTTCAAGCTCCTTTAAATTCTTTTCAACTTCAGATGTATTACCTGCTCTAGCAGCTTCTGTCTTAGCAATTTCCAATTTTACTCGTGCCTGACGAACTGACTCTTCAGATATTTTTTTCTCTGCATTTAGTGCAGCATCCAAAAATCCGAGTCGCTCCTGTACGGAGTATTTATCTTTTTGATACGCCTTGTCTCTATTTACTGCTACTTCGTTTTCCAGCTTAGCCCTGCCAACTATCCACTCCCTCTCTTGTTTCTGAAGAGTTTGTTTTTCTTTTTCTAGCTGAATCGCTTCATTGGCTTTATCATTAATCTCTTTCATTTTACCACCAATGAATGGCAGTTTCTCGAGTAGTTTTGACACTCCAGTAAGGGCAGCTGAAGCAAAATTCAGAAATCCTATAACAAGATCCTGCAAAATTTTAAGAAGAAATTGCATAAACTTGGTTAGAGGAGCAAGGATTTGATTCAATTTATGTGTTGCCTCTTCTGATGAATTAATTGCTTTCTTGAACGCCATGAACACTAACACGATAGCAGTGATTACAGCTCCTACTGGATTAGCGACAAGTGCCATCATTGCTTTTCCCATTCCCATAAGGCTTTGAACAACCTGGCCGGCAGGACCTGGAATTGAACTTAATTGAGACATCATCCCCTTACCGGTGTTCTTGAGAGTCCCCATTCTTTTGTCAACTTGTGACAATTCTTTTTGTAGCTTGATATACTCTTCAGGATCTGTCGCCAGTGAAGTTGAATCTAATTGCTTCTGAAGGTCCTTTGCTCTATTTTTTAGTTGAGACATAGTCATCTCCTCAAGCTTCAGCTGCTTAAGAGATATCTCTATTACTTCATTATTTTTTTCAATCTGAGAATTATTCTCAAATATCCGCTCGGTATAATCCTCTATTTCAGTCTTAGTTGCTTGATAGGTTGCCTTGACCTCCTGGTAGGTTGAAGAATGAGTTTTCCCTTGTCTCTCAAGAGCTTTCATCTGCCTTTCAGTCTCTTTTAAAAACTTATTGGCCAGATCCATTTCTGCCTGAAGAGCTTTATTCTCTTGTGCAAACTTTTTGAGTGCAGCTGCAGACTTCCCTATCTCAGCCTGTAGCCCTTTTGCTTCCAGGTTAAGAATAAACTTTATCTCATCATCTCTTAGTTTGCCCATATCATTTAGCTTTTTCTAGTTCCATTCTGATTCTATCTTTAATCTGCTCTGTAAAGCCATATTTAATGTCAGACCTTGTTTCATTGTATAACCGGCCATATATCACTCGGTTATATAAGGCTAGTTTTGAGCGCAGATCTTTGCTTTTAAACTTATCCATCGAGCTCTTTATGTCAAGAAAACGTAGATATCTTAAGAAGTTAAATTGAAGCATCATCCTGTTATCATCAGCCTGTATTTGAAAGTCATTTCTGTAAATGGACCTTAGCAAGCGACCTGATACTCTCCTTAAGTTTTCAGATATAACCTTGCCCTGAGTTTCATTTATGAACTTAGCGTCCCTCTCAAGGATCTCTCTAACATAATGTGTTTTCAATGCTCCATCCGAAATCATAATACCTCTTTTATCATCCATTTAAATACAAGCTTATAGCTCTCAATCTCAACACAGTATTTATAGCCTTTATCAATTAATGCATTCTTTATGTGTTCGTTCTTTAAGTACCTATCTCCTGAGAATGAGATAATAGCCTTTGTGATCTCTGCAGTTGTAAATTGGTCTGTTGACTGCTCTACTGTTGCAGCAGGTGCGTACTTAGCACAGAATTCATCAAGAAGAGAGTAGCTTAACTCATCAGGGTCCCTCTTTTCTTTACTCTTATCAGAGTTCTCATTATCTGATTTTTGGAAACCAATTTTCTTAGCCATGTTATTATATCATTTCAATCCCTTCTAACTGAAATACCATACTGAACCCAAAGGAATTGCTTAATTCTTTTGAAGCAAAGGGAATGATTTCAGTGGGAAGAGTCAGTTTTTTAACATAAGGATCCTCCCTGTTCTCTGATATATTTGTTTTAATAAGTGCAAGCAACTCTAGAGCCCTGTCTATCTCAATTAGCTCTTCTATTGAATCAAATCCGGCATTGGAAGAGAATGGCTTAGCAATCGTGAGTGAAAGATCAAATGAATCTTTTTTCACTTTATAAGAATTTTCAGTAGTTCTTATATTGCCATAGTCAACAAATAGATAAAGCCCCTGTATTGTAGATATTCTCTTTTTTACAGCTTCGTCAGATACCCCAAATACATAGTCTGTAATCTCTGGATAAGTAGACTTGATGTTCAATGCTTGAGCTGCACTTTTAAATGATAAATACCTCTCTGCCTGAGACTTCTTATTGAAGTTCTTCATCACTCCGGAATGTTCCGGATATCTGGCAAAGAATAAGAATGTATCTTCTAGTATCATAATATCTGATTTAAATGCTCAATTGAGAGGTTAAGCTTCTTAGATATTTCCTCCTTGCTCATTTTTGACTCTGCAAGTTGATTTATTGAGTCCATCAAGTTTTTATACATAAGCTCCAAAAACTCAATCAGGTTAAGTTTTGACACCTCTTTAATATTACCATAGCCCTTCTCAGTTATAGAGTATATTATGGCATTGAAGCCAAGGTTCTGTTTTGATTTAACCTTTTTCGGTTTGCGACTGAAAAGGATATTATACTTTGTCTCACCCGTTAGCCAGGAGAGAATTGATTCAAAATTGAATACAATCCCATACTTGATAACCGGGTTTAATTTTTTAAACTTGTCAATATTTGCTTTTGCTTGAGCTGAAGAATACTCGCCCGGGCAGTAAAGAGTAGATATAAACAGATCAATGTAGTTATCAGCCCCATGATCAGCCATTAACGACATAATCGTTAGCGTATCAACAAACTGCTCAGCTATTATTGAAGTATCAACTATATCACCTTTATTTTCAAACCGATATCCTGAATACTTCTTAAACCCAACAAAAATATTAGGGATTAGCTGTTTACTGATTGCAGCATCAATCTCTACTGTTCTCTTGAATTTTGATGCAATTACAGCTTCAGGCTCGTCTGTAATTTTCTCAGGATTATTTTTTTTAAGCAACTTCTGCATCTTTAAATCCAGATTCTTGAAGCGAGGATCATCGTAGACATATTTAAAACAGAAATTCATCCTGTCCAGGTTTGCGAAAATCTCTTTTTCAAACCAGTTGTAGTCTCTTCTGAGAATTTGCCTGGTATTAATGTTAGATAGCTCTGTGTAGAGTCTTAACTGCAACTCTCTGACATCAAATTTCTTTGCCTTAAACTCGAGAAGGATGCATATTACAGTAATAAACTGAACAGGATCCAGTTCTTCCCAAGATGTTGGAAATATCACATTATTTGAAGCTCCGAGGAGCCTTTTTTCAAGTTTTGTAATCATGACATAAAATATATTTTATCGCTTTCACGATTGTTATTAACTACATTCTCGGTTACTCCGGAAGAGAGTGTTTTTGATCTCTCAATATCTGCATAGTAGCCCAGAACATCTTTCATAATTATAGCATTGAGCTTTTCTCTTACCTGAACAGCTGTGCCTCCTTTGGTGAATTCGTGAGCAACATCATTTCTGATAGATTTTGGCAACTCTGTGATGTCAAACAGCATTGCAGCTTCAGCCATAACATGGCTACAGAGAGCTCTTTTACACTTATCCTTTAACTTTTTGTTTGTGAGCAATGAAATGTCTCCTATTCTTGGAATAATTTGGTCTTGATTAATCTTCTTGATTAAAAACTGAATCTTGGAGAAGAAATATGGAGAATTGTCAATACCAAAGTAGCCATTGAACTCTTTAGCATTTTTTATTGGCAGCTCCTGTAGTTGTTTATATTGGTCTGAATCTTTCCAGTTACCCAAATCAGGGTGTGAATTCAGATATCTCAGCAACTCATCCATAGAGGCCCAAAACAGTGTGATATATTCCTCTCGTATCTCTTCTAGTTGATATTTATAAAGCTTTTGCTCGCTCCCGTTTTTGCTCACAGCATCAAAAATCAAGTATTTATACATTGTATAGTTTGATACAGCAGATTTAATTGCCAAAACAGCAGGCATATGAGCAGAATTTTCAGCCGCTGAATCAGCCTTAATAGCATCATAAACCGCTAGCGTTATTACCTCCTGAATCTTGGTTCTTGTTGGCAAAAATGAGGGATAGAGGGACTCAAGTAGTAGAGATCCGTCTACTCCTGGTGCAAATGATCTGAATTCATCTATACTATCAAAAAAGTCTATTGTATTCATGTCTAAACTTGTGAATTTGTGAGTCTGTTATCTTCTGATACATTCTGCTGTTTCTCAATCGCAGAACGGTAAAATCCGAGCCTTATACCTGTTTTATAAGCTTCAGGGAAGTTCAATTTAATGGCAAAATTGATGTCCCGGCAAACAACATCCTCCGGAATGGTAAGCCCATTCAGGTAGATCATGTAATTATAATGCGCATCCGCTCCGGACTTGGAAATAACACCATCCTTAGAAATATTCGAGATTGAGGAGTCTACACCCTTGGCTGATGTAATAACCTCATCTGCACGCTTATCGTAGGTTGTATGAGCTTCAATATACTCCTTGGATTTATTCGGAATTTCTTCAATTTTCCAACGCTCCTCCTGGCCTTCACTATTTGTGAAGCTGTATGAGGCATACAATTTACCCTGATTTTTGCCGGCACCCGATAGATAGTTAGCCAATTTTCGCAGTTCTTTAGTTGTGTATTCTGCTATTAATCCTTCATGATACTCAGTTCCTACCTCCATAATATCTGAGTCAGAGAACTTAATAATAAGTAACTCTTGATTATCTGATTTCCTCTCTGAATTAGTCGAACACATATCTTTAAGCATCTCAACTTTTGACTGCACCCACGCATTTGGGATGATGATATGGAGCCTTGCAGAGATGGCATTTTCTAGGAAGCTGTTGATATATTCAGGAGTACGATTAGATCCAATTACCCAGGCCCTGATACCCCTGAAAAAGACATTGTACGCATAAATCTCTTCGCCATGAGAAGGGTTCTTAGAGTAGCTTATTGCAGTGGGGTGTGAGAATGGAGCAGTATAATCAAAGCGATTATAAACCTTATACTCTTTGCCCGGCTGCATCCAGTTGCCAATAATTACATAGTTAAACTCACTATCTTCGTAGTCTGTTCTGTTCATTGTGTCTGCAGTAGTGGCCAGTCTCGCCCTCAGATTTGACACATGCTCTAACCCGGCTACTTTATTAATCCCCACTCTCATCCCTACAGTCATTCTCCACTTTGTAAACACTCCTTCATCGTAGTAGTATGAGCGGATCGCCTTGTTGAAGTATGTCTTATAATCATCAGCAAGGCCGTTCTCTAACCACGAATCTAACCATTCTTCAATCTCTTGGTGCTCCACAAACTCCTTCCAGACATCCTTGCCCTTTCTTCTAGTAATATAGAGAACAGGTCCGGTCCCATAGAGCATACGGATCTGCTTCTCTATAAGCTCAGGGAGCAGTCTGTTAGAAGCAATCATCTCTTTCTGCTCATTAGGCTCTAGGTTGTTATATCCTGCCGGATAGACTTTATACTTATCTACTTTCACCAGTTGGGCATTACTCCTTCCTGTACTCTGTATAGAGTCTGAGAAGAGTTCTTGAGCCTCCTGTAATGTTTCACCTATCTGATAAGTGAATGTATCTGGCCCGGCTTTTATATAGCCAAGGCTGTTCAATGCATACTTATTACTACTCTTCATCATTATTAACCCATTTAACTCTCTTTAATCTATAATTATCGTAAGGGAGGCCTATGTATCTAATTAGATATTTATAACAGGCTTTAGGCCCCTCTAAACACTCAAACAAAAAGTAATTGTCTCCATCAATATCCCATTTCTCGTGTGGCATCTGAGCCCTAGTCCTACAGCCAGAGATTGTCCTCAACTTTGTTGATGCTTCTCTTTTTGAACGCGAACACTTGAAGAATGAGATAGTAAATGTTTCTCCTGCTTTAGTAATATCCTCTAAAGTCTTCAGAGCCTTATGTCCATCAATCGTTTCCATAGTTCAAAGATCACGTCTGTTTACCAAGTGATAAAGGACATGCATTGCACAAACATCCTCTTTAATTTGATCCCGATATTGCATTTGAGTCAATAGACACTATCTATATCCCGAAACCCAAGCCCCATCATATTTTCCGACATTCCGTCTATCTGCATTTCATTTCTCAAAATCAGCGCCTCGAGGTTTCGAATCGGGATTTTTTTTATTTTTTTCCCATTTCCCTATATAAATATTGTCTATCAATATTTTAAACCTTGCTTTAATGTCATCACCCCTCAATTTTATATATTTTACACCGTCATATTTCCCGGAAGAGTGCCCGAAAAAGCACCTTTTGTCATAATTAAAAATTTCTCAAATTTTCCCCACAGCAAATAGAACATTCCGGAAGGAATTTGAGTAGATAAGCCTGCCTGAAGGTTTAATGGCAACTTAACTTCACTTGATTTATCCAGCTCAATTGGATTAGAACCTTTTTTTATTGGTGCTGCATAAATTGATGATATCAGATTAGGGCATTCGTTTGAATCAATCAAAATTTTTGGAACCGCCTTATCATCAGGCGCAAACAACTTTAGCATCAACTTGTAAAGCTCCCAGTGAAAAATCGTTCTTTGATTTAAACTCATCAGGCGGACTCTCCACCCGTATTTCTCCAGCTCGTGTTTGAGTTCTTTTGCGTCAGTTTCGTGTTGCCTTTTTTGTGGTTTGCGCTGATTACCTGCCCGGTCATAATACAAGTCAATATTTCTATTTCTACGATTGCACCAAAACTGATTGAACTCTCTGGCCAATTCCGGGAGGTCTTTTGGAGAATAAACATAGTGCTCCTTGAGGATCCTGTATTCGTTTGCTTTTCTGTTTTCTTGGGCAACAACAAATGAAGCAAACGATCCGGGATCAAATCCGAGTTCCAGTTTTTCGTCAGGGTTGTAATGTTTCAGATATTCGGAAGTGATTCTGAAGTTATCTTTCAGGTTAAACTTCATTATTGCCTCATATTTGTAAGAATCATCAAATGTATGAGTCAGCTCATCAAAGTTGGCTACGAACATATTCTCTGCCTTCTTCTCTCTGATAGAGCAGATTGAGGTCAGGAACTCAGAAGATGTAAGCATTTTCTTTTGAGTGGCAAAATATTGAGGGCCTAACACGTCCCGGTTGATGAAGGTACTTACCCTCATATACAGGGTGGCCACCTTACGCATTCTGTTTAGAATTGGAGAGTATTTTGCTACTCTTTTATGCATTGCCTCTACATTTCTCCCCTGATGAATATTGTAGAGAGCTTCATTAATATGCAGTGAAAGAGTTACAATTTCAGCAACAAGCTCTTCATTCATATTCTCCTCATACTCCTGAAACCACGAGTCCTCTCCTATTGAAACTCTAGCAGTATCAGATACACCGGTGACTCCCTGATAGTAGATAGAAGCCTGTGTCTGAGATATGTTTTTTGACAGCCTGCCAATACGCATTGCCGGAATAAGTCTGCTCTTAAGTTTATCCCCTTTATTGAGCTTCATCTCCTCTATAAAAATGTGCACAATATTTGATCCTGCGATTGACTCTTGCTGATCTGTAGCCACAAGACGAATGTTATGGCCATTCGCAAAGAAGATTGTATGCTCAGGATGCTCCGGCGCAAATCTTGGTTTCTGAAAATGTCCTGGTAAAGTTCTCTCCCCTACCACATAATCAACTCCCTCTCTTAGAAGTGGCTTCTGTTCATCTCCTCTTGGTTCTGAATAAAATGCAAGGATATTAGGCACTACATTGGCGAGCAATGCTACATATGATTTGTGAGCTAATACAGATGTTTCCCTTGGGAGATCCTTAGCAACTGCAATGGTCCTTCTACTGGTTACACCTTCTGTTTTTCCGGTTCCCCTGCCAGCCTCTATGATAACAGTATTGCAGTCTACTATCTGAACTAGCAACTGCATATTATTCAAATAAAGCTCTTCAAAACTGATATATTCATTTTCACTATTCATCTTCCATTACCTCCTCATGTTCAACATCAACAATATTTGCTTCTCTGATAAGTCTCTTTTTCTCCTTATCTGAAGTCTCAAGAGAGTTGATCAGATTTATGTAAAATCCATCTTCATCCTTTCTGACAATATCATGAAGGCTCTTCTTCTCAAATCCAAGATCAGTATGTTTAACCTTGTTAGTAATGATGAATACGGGCACTTGCCAGTCTGTCACTTTAATCCTCTCTGCAGCTTTGGTCCTGAATTCGTGGGCCTTGTCATAGCATCTTTTCGCAGTGTCAAGTTTATCCAGGGCAATGCTGACTCTGGCCAGATCCTCCATTTTATCTGCATAATAATTATCCCAGGCATCTACGGTAATTGTATCATCAATATGGAAGAAGTTCATTGCATCGTAATAGATATCACGAGCTGTACTATAGTTAATGGCCGGAAACTGTTTCTGAAGGGCTCTTACCACTCTGGTCATATTAGCGCCCTGGTGATGAACGATAGAGGGTACAGCATTAATTTTAATAATGTAGTCCTGCAAATCTTCAGGAAGAGCAGCGCTTCTGCGCGTTTTCAGGAAGTTCTGCAACACATCAGGATCAATAGTCTGTAACCTCTCTAGCTTATTCATACTCCAAACAACTCTTTTTTTATTTCTCTGATTTTCAACTCCTTTTGGCGTTGTCTTAATTGAATCTCTGCATCCATATTACCACCTTCTGCTTGCTTCACAAGAGATACATCCATATTGTATTCTCCTATCGCAATGCCTAATTCATACATCTTCTTCAGTGGATGGTCTTCTGTTTCAATATCATCAAGAAAAACCAGAGCATCCTCCTTGGATAGATCAAGCAAAGTGATAATTCTTGATGGAGAGTATTTTAATGCTGCCCAATTCCTTACTTTTACAAGTATGTGACTATCATATGTTGCCATTATACTCTAGACCATTAATTGTTACAATAATTTTTGAGTCAAACCGCTTCATTCTTTCAATTACCATCTGACAATGTTTTGGTGTGATTTCCATTGCATAACAGTTCCTGTGAAGCTGATGAGCTGCCACCATAGTTGTCCCGGAACCAATGAAAGGATCATAAACCAAGTCGTTAATAGCTGAATTATTCATTATCGGCCTAGCCATGCACTCAATTGGTTTCTGTGTCCCATGACCTGAAACCCCCTCTCTCTCCCGGACGCTTTTTGATGATAGGTTTTGGATATCCCACACTGACATTACATTTCTTGCCCCTTGCCAGTTGTGTCTCTGTCCCTTTTTCACTCCATACCAGCACGATTCATGCTTCCAGTGGATATCTCCCCTGGACATTGCACAAGTATTTTTATTCCAAATTATTTGAGATATAAGGCTAAAACCGGCCTCCTCGATATCGGTGGCAAAGACGTGTGTAAAAAGAGCCCCATGCCATATGTAAACTACATTACCGGGGAAGAGAACATACGCGTTAAACCAGGAAGGATTATCATCATTTGTAACTTTGCTTACAGACTTAATCTTTCCTCCTACTTTGGCCCTCCAGCTTGGATCATAATTCACTCCATAAGGAGGATCTGTTACCATCAACATGGGCTTGGTTCCTGCGAGTAGCTTAGCAACATCCTCAGAGCTTGTGCTATCTCCACAAAGAAGACGATGCTTCAGATTACCCAATGAGAATTCGATAATATCTCCAAGTACTATATCCGTCTGCAGATCTTCCGGTTCTTCGTAATTATCTTGCTCCGCCTTTAATTCAGGTTCATCAGAGAGCATATTGGAAAAGTCCATATTTATTGGACTCATATCTAAATTAAAGATGGAAAGATCGTCTTCAGATATTTCGTACTTGTCAAACAAGATGGTATCCGGGTTCTTTTGGGCAAAAATGGAGTTCTGAGCAGCTATCTCTGCAACTGCGTCTCTTTTATCCTCTGCATAAATTGACTCGTAAGGAATGGCCGGAATGTTGTAACCCTGGCTTCTTAACTCAGCAAGTGCCTTTTTCCTTTGATGAGCGTCAATAATCCACTTTTTACCGGTCTCATCTATCCAAACTAAAAAAGAGTACTTAAAACCTCGTGAAATAATGAGATTCTGAAGCTTTTTGTTCAGTTCCGGGTCATAGATCTTAAAATCTTCCTGAAGGTCATAAAACTCTTCAAAATCGCACACAGGGAGGTTCCCCAGGTTAAATACTCTAATTGTTTTTTCCATAGTTCAATTCATGCATTATATCTGTTATTAAAGCGAGCGTCTCTGTGTGTTTATTCAATTGCAACTGCCACTTCTTTTTATCCTCCTCCTTTGCCCTCTTTCTGTTTAAGAATGACTTATATCTGGAAATATTGTTTGACACATTCTTGTGCTCTTCCAGGAATGCCTGGGGATCTCTTCGCATTAGATTTAATAAAGTAGAGCGGAGGGTATTCTTCTGGATAAGTGGATGCTGATATAAAAACTTCCCGGTCCTATTATAATTCTCCAGCTCTTTAAAACACATCCTGTTTCTAATCCCCAACTCAACCATTTCAATTATCCCGGATGATGTAGGTTCTACTTCAAGTGCTTTATCCAGTTCGCACATCCTGCGATAGCTATAGACCCGGTCTGAATACACTGTGTGAGCATCTCTGATGTCTTGGTTTTCCAGATTGGTCCACTTGATCTTTGTATACTCCTCTTCTTTGGTAACTTTTTTTTTAAAGTTCCCTTTGATTGAGATGTCTTCCTTATAGGATTATCATCAATACCTGTTTTTACGTCTTTCACTTTAGTTAAGCTATCTCTGTTAGCTCTTATTGACTCTGGAGTTTCATAATCTAACAGCACAAATAGTATATCAAATGATAGATCGGGTCTGCTGCTGGATGGCGAGCGACTTAATAGCTTCTCTTGCGGCAAATGCTTACGAAGGATATCCTTATCCTTTTCAATAAAACTGTCATTAGCCAGTTCTTTTGCTAATGCATTTTTTTCACGAAAAGTTAAACTCATGGCTTTATTTTTTAATTCAACATTCTTGCATTGCAAACTTATCAATCCAATACTGAGTGCAGAAGGACAGAAAAAAAGCTGTGGACATCACTGCCGACAGCTTTAACCAATAATTAACCAAAAAAAAGAAACCTATGCAGTTTGTATCCTTGACACTTCCACCAAAGTCTCTGAATCGAGTACTTTGAGAGTTAACCGGCTTCCGGCCTTACCCACCCAAGTAGTATCATTCTTCAGCACAATTGCTGCTATTGACTCAATATTGGTTGGATTAGCTCCACCACCACCCAGTATCTCAACAATTCTACCTTCATCAGCTGCAGCTAAACCTGAGATGGTTGCGATGGTTGTGGCTGCAGAGTTGGCTGAGCTAGTAACATATTGAGCTGAAGATGTAAATCCAAGATTGGTAGCATTTGCTGCGATGGCAGCAGGCGCTTCCTTGACAATTGCCCCGGTATATTTTTGTGGTTGAAGGAAGCTGTTATTCTCAAAGGTAAAGGAAACGCTCCTTGAATCTTTATTGTTAGTCCTGTCGAATGCTTTAAATATCATTGGCTTGAGCTCATTACCTACAATATAGTACTGAGCATCAGTTGCCATTTGATAAATGATTATAAACCTGTCTCCGGCATGCTCCTCCATAAACTTCTGAAGAGCTCGCCTGTAACCGCCCATAATAAATGAGAATGTATTAGTTACAGCAGTAGTTATGTCTCCTTTACTCCCGGTTGATTTATCGTCTAGTGAATCATCTATTGCCTCAAAATAGTGCATATACTCTCCGGCCTTAAGTGGAACAGTACCTACCTCACCAGATGCGTTTGGCCTTGGAAATTGCACCGTATCGTCAACCTGATCTAAAGCAATTATCCATAATTTTGAAGATATCTGAGCCCCAGACGTCTCTCGGTCTGTTACTCGACCAATGTTGCCAACAGCAGCCATCACACAGTAACTAACACCTCCTCCAGTCAGTCCCAGGCTCTCCATTACTCCCATTCCTGAATCAACAGCAACAGAAAAGAAGAAAAGCCCTATTAGCGCAATAATTAAAGATGAAATCAGCGCCAGTCTTTTATTGAATTTTTTATTAAACTTTTTCATTTCTACTTACGATTAGTAAATTGATTGTGATTTATTAATTGAAACCAAAGGCAGGGACCGGAGTCCCTGCCAGTTCTCTTATGATCTGGCAACTTCCAGGAATTTGCTGTCCGACTTGCGATAGATAAATTTAATCCACTCACCAACTGCAGTAGGCTCCCAATCGTCTGTAATGAGAGAGAACTTCAGTGCCTTAGTGATATGCTGAGGATTATCTGCAGATCCAATCTCAATCTTATACACAACACCCTCTTCAGGATTTGTGATGTCAGTGATCTCAAGATTTGCAGGAGCAACATCAGCAGTGTTTGCCTGTGTAACAAACCAGAAGTTCTTTGAACCATCTGCAGTGGTAGCATCTTTAGCTAGCACAGTAACAGGCTTGTTGATGAAAATCACCTGCTCCTTTCTTCCGGCAGCTGCAATTGCAGCAGCAGTAGCAAACTGCTTACCAGCATAAGCAGCAGCAGTACCCTCTTTCCAAGTTGAGAATCCCCATACATTCTCAAGCCTGCGCTCGAAATATGTATTGTACATTTCACCCGGCACATTTTCAAGGGCCTGAATATTTCCAATTTCAGTTATCCACATGAACTTAAGGTTACCCATATTAGGAACCCAAATGATTGGAAGGTCATAATTCATGAGCTTCATCTCATTAGGCCCAGTGAAGTCCAAATCCTTACCATAAATGGTTCTGTAGCTCTGTAGATACCATGGACGATGCTTTTCGTTCATGTAGATGGCTCTTCCAAGTAGATTAGGCAACACCTGATTAACCTCTTCTGCAAATGCCTCAGCAACTGAGCACATCGTAGTAGAAGTATATGTTGCATAGTCTGAGTCATCGAAAGGAAGCACCTGAAAACTCTCAATATACGAGAGGAGTCTGTGTATTACTCCTGTAGATGAGTGTAGGTAATGCCCTTTCACACCTGCAGTAGGCTCAACTCTGTGTCCCAGAACTGTACGTACATTGCGCTCGTTGTTTAGAACTGTTGCAATGTTAAGCACCATCCACTCAATCATATTCCACTTAACAGGATCACTTCCTGCAGTGTTCAGGTAACCGATATACTGAGTCTCAATCCACTTCATTGATTTGAAGAGGGTCTTGAACATCACGTCATGAACTTTTGCTTTCTCAGGTACAAGATCCATTCCTCCTTTTGAGATTTCGCCTTCCTGGTATGCCTGAGAAAACTCACCAAAAAATGCGTTAGTGATCAAGTCCCCATCCTGAACATTAGAGCGAAGAGGAAATACACCAAATACAGTTGGAAGAGCTATTATACGAGCGATGAGGGCATCCTGGCGTCTAACTAGATATTGAGCTCCAAGACCTGCATCAGCAAGTCCGGAATAGTCAATTGAACCATCAGTATTCAATGATTTAACATTCAGAAGACCGTTAGTATGCAAAGATTGCATTCTCTTTGAGAGCTCTTTTGCATACGTTTTAAATTCTGATTGAAAACTTTCGAAAGTATCACTGTCAGGATCAGATTGCAGAGAAATGTTTTTTCCATGCATGAGTATCTGGTTCCAGCGTTTCTCTGCAGCGAACATTGGATGGTCGATGCCAAATGCGAATTTAGGAGTATGGAATCCACCCAACCCAACAATAGCTCCTCTTCTTACATCAATAGGTTGATCTGGAGACGCCTTAGATGAGAGTGATTTTACTTGATTTGCAAGTTTCTTGTTTGTATTCACAATTTTTTCAAATTTTTTACCCAGGTTTTTTGTGCTTTTCTTAGGCTTCTTCTCTACTTCCTCTTCATCCTCTTCCTCTGACTCTGACTCGGAATCATTCTCCTCTACTTCCTCTTCTTCCTCTTCCTCTTCTTCATCAGGATCTACTTCTGCAGATGAGACTATACCCATTGCATAATCGTATGCTTTTACCTTATCCGCATCCTCGCTGTCATCGTTTGCGTCTGTGTAGAAATCACGCCCGAAGGTTTCTTTGTAGGACGCCTGGATCTTCGTCCAGTCCTCTTTTGTGAGCGATTTGCTCTTTGCTTTGTCCATTAAACCCAAGGCTTTCAGGACCTTCTCAAAGTTCTTTTTAAACATGTCATTAAAAATTAAGTGATTGAAATTTTGCTTCTTGTTTGATATTCTTTACCTAGTTGATATAGCTCAGTAATTATCTCATCCATACTCTTGACACCATCAATAAGTCCAAATTGAATTGCCTCTTCTGCATAGAAGATCTCACCGTTAAATACATGAGCTTCATCTGCTGACTCAGATGCTTTAGGCCGGCAGTGTCTCACTGTTTTTTCAAATTCTTCCTGGATTGGATCCAGAAATCGTTTTATAAACTCATCAGTCTTTCCCTCCTCTACATCCTTATTAATCTTATTTTTGTGAGTGCTCTTTGTTGCATAAGCTTCTACCAAGGTCCATCCATACTGCTCCATAGCTTTTTTGCAATCCCAATATGATATCATTGTTCCGATTGAACCAACAACATCAAACCGGTTAACACAATAGACCTTATCAGCTGCAACACCTAGATAAAGACCAGCGCTGCACATAGTTTTTTTAACTGCAGAAATCACAGGCTTGTTGAGGGCTCTTATTTGTTTATTGACATTCTCTAGATTGTAACTCTCTCCACCAGGCGAATTTATTATCAGTAGATGGCCAATAATTTTCTCATTTAACTCTGCAGCTTCAATGTCTTCAAGCAGCTGCTCCGTAGAAGCATACCACCAGTTTTTATCATGAGATATAAATCCATCAATGTAGTGTACAGCAAGACTGTCCGGTATAGATCTATCATCATAGTCAGTTGTAAGAAAAATTGAATCGTATTTCTCCTGGTATGATTGTATCTGTTCAGCGACAATTTTGGAATAGTGCTCCGGCTCAGAATTATTTTTAACAAAACAATCAAGCCTAACAAGTAATTCATTAAATGAATCTTCTGAAATTAATAAAGTCGCTAAGCGAAAGAAGCTGAGCGTTTGGTCCAAATACGATTGCAGCATATCTGTTGTTTTTACAAATATGCTGCTCTCTTATATATGTGTAAAGGACTGACTATTCAAAAACGAGAGGGAAAGGAGCCGACCTATTAAGCTCCATACTAAAAGATGATGCTAAAGGAGATATTTTAATCCTAACCGGGAAGTCCTTAGAACCCCATATTACCTGTTTGTAACTCATAGTATAAAGAATTACCATAAGATCCTGATTACAGAACCTTATTAATTCATTATTGATTCTGCAATTAACAATTAAATTCTGAACATATAAATTACCGGCATCGCTAGTATTTGGCTTCTGTTCGAAATTCAAATCATTCAATGTGTAGAGAGTCCTAAAATTCTTACTAGAAGATAGTGTGAAATTATTCCCGGTTATTGACGTAACATCAGAAAAAGGAACAATTGATATTTTATTGCCTAATTGATCTATTTTTTCACTCATAATTATCTGATTTTTAAAGACTGAGCAGTTTTGATACAGTTTTGATACAGTTTTGATACAGTTTTGTCACTCAAATCGGACAAATCGATACACCAAGTCGTACAAATATTTTTCAATTAATTTTGGCGACAATAAGCGCGTTTTTCTTTATTTCTGCGCCGGGTTATATTTCTCCACCTGTAATAATTCTTTAACATAGCATCTTCACTTATACCGGTGATATTATACTTATTGCAAAAAATATGGATAGTGTCAATAAACTCCACTCCCAAGCGATGTTTGTTATGATCCAACTCTTCATGTAATTCGGTCCAAAGCATTGTGGCAATCTTGAATTGAATTAACCTAGCTCCCCTGGCAGAAATATAATTGTATATCCTTGGATTTTTACCCTCTCTTCTATCAGGAAGCACGAGCTCAACATTTCCATTGTCAATTGGATGAGATTCCGGTCTTTTGCTCATTAAGTCCCATAAAACATGATATAGATCAATGTTGTCTGGTAAAGTTACAGGATTATTCATCCTAGCGCCATACTTGCCGATTATATATTCTGCAAGATGCTGTTGAACTTGAATTTTGGTTGTAATCATAAAGCTGTCTCCATTTTTCCGTTGATGAATTTCTCAATAAGTTTATCCGAAAATCTATTATAGATTAACGCTGTTTGATACTTCCCTTTAAAGCGATTTTCAAGGAGTCTTCTCTTCATTCCTCTCAGGGCCATTTCATCACTCTTTTTCTCTTCGTTTAAAAGGGAATAGTAGGTCTGCCGATCACCTGATTTCAGATAGATGATCATTTTAAATTTTGACTGCTCGTTTCCGAAGTTTGACATATTGGTTAATTTATTGACGTTATATGCTATTTTATTGACTTCTGATGCAATATTGCCACTGCAGCGTGCTCATATTCCTGGATCTTTCCCGGAGCTTTATTAAGAAGATAAGATCTCCAGTAAACAAATGCCGATTTATTGCGATACTCTTGCTCAAGTCGCTTAAGAGCATATGATAGCATTTGCTGCTCTGTCTTGAGTTTACGAGTTTTAAATTGGAGATCTAAATAATCCCGGTGCTTTTTGAGCCATTTCTGAGTCATGATGAAACCGGAAGTATAATTTTCAGGATCCATGTACCTCGCCGGCCAGATATTATCGAAAGAAAATGCTTTGTTACTCTCAAGATATCGCTGAACCAATCTGACTCGCTCCCTGTATTGCTCCATAGCCCTTTCACAATCAACCTCTGAATTAAATTTCTGAAAGTAAAACTCTCCAAACCGGTATGCTTTATCTCTCTCTGATTTATAGATAGATCTGCCGGAAAATAATACTGAGATAACAAATTCAACAAGCATAATGGCGTATCGCCTGGTCCTCTCCTCTTCTCTCCTGCGAAGTGCCTCTATCTTCTGACCATATTCATCCAATGTGTTAATTTTCGCAGTTGATTGTGGAGAAATTGCCACCCCAAAAGCATTAACCACTAAACCTTTATTGTCCGATGTGTTAATTTTCGCAATGTTCAGGGCAAGGAGGTCCTCGAAAGATCCTTGCGGATCTCCTGTGTTCTTGTAAGAAGTTCCAGATTGTTCATTGTTAGTCATCGGCGCAGCCGATACCTCTTCGTGTTCCTGAAGGTTCCCTGTGATTATTTTTTTATTAAGGAAGTTCAAGTTACTAGAACATGGCGTGCAAATTGAACGCAATGTACGCTGAATCGTAATGTCTATTGAGTTTTTCAAAATAAAGAGAAGCGGATTAAAATCCTCGTTTTTATGATCAGAAACGGGAACCATCTCAGGGTTCATGAAAAGATCATAGTCCCTCTGAGTGCCGTGATTTACTTTCTCAAGGATAATCCTGGCATCAATAAGTCGCTCCGTTAGTCGGTATATAGTTGCTTCTGACTTACGAGTGAAAGAAGATAACCTTTTCCTGTTCGTGGCCAGCACAAGTGGAGACAATGCCTCCATTTTAAGCAATTCCGGGGCATTACGCATCACAAAGAGCGATGAGTTCATTCTTGACTTAAGTGAGAAGATAAGCTCCCTGTAAAGCTCTCTATGAGCACTCTTGAGATATTGCCTGCTCCTGTCTCCTTTATCTCTGTCTATTGTAACCATCGTATTATAGTCAGCAGCCTTAGCGTCATATAAGGACATTATAGCAGCAAAATGGTTGTCTGTATCAATATATGGTAATTGTATTATCATAACTGGTTAGTTCAATATGTAACATAATAACTCTATCCTTGACTCTATATCACTGACATTGTAATCAGATTCAAGCTTCTTGCGATAAGCGTAAGTACCTAAGGATCCTTTCTTTTCCATCTCTTCAACCTGATCATTAATCCTTGAAGTAACTGCTTCAAGCCTCTGCTCCTGAGAGAGAAGCTGCATTCTTAGTGATTCTTCAGTAATCCCGGACTGAAGTATTAATAGTACAGGCTTGAGCCTGGCGAAAGAAGCCTGCAGAGATCTGCGCTTGGACTTATCGTTTGTATAAGCAAATTGATTCTGAAGGTCCTTCATCTGATTACTTACCGATTCAAGCGTTTTCATGACTTAACTTTTTTATATATTGTTGTCCTTGAATCAATTCTAACAGGGACTCTACCCTCAAGGCTCCCAAAACTTGCAAGCTTCTTAGCCTGCTCTCTGCATTTCCTTAAATCTTCAGGAAATGCTATATTTAATTCATCTTTTGCTATATAATTAATTTTTATTCAATTTCTTTAAAGGTTGCGGTTGCTTTTATAAGACCTTTCTCTGGCTGTGTCATTTCCCTGCGCAATTTTCTTGATATGATTACATTTTTAATCTTCATAACCTCTGTTCTTTTCATATACTTTCCAATTCTCATAACCGAAAGGCAGTGAACCACCAGCTCTTCGAGTTACTATTCTTTTTGCCAGTGCAATGATGTACTCATCTTCATCATTCTCATTACAATTAACTTTAACCTCACCTGAGTAGGTTGCTATTTGATACTTTACTGTTGCTATCATAATTTATTTTTCTTGTATGTCTGATATTTCATACTCTAGATTATCTAAATCATCTTCATCTATATGATTCCTTAGCCATTCTGCTGCTTCTGAATAATCTGTATGAAAAGGATCAAATTCAAAACATTGGTCTTGGATCTTCAATAATTGTTCAAGAACTATATTTGGAACTTTTATGTCATGAAGACACACTCTATATGAAACTTTTACATCGATTTGTTTAACCTCTTTCATAATATTTTTATTTGATGGTTATTTGATGGTTGTATTTATGCACCTTTTGTACATATAAGTAAGTTAGCGGCAATGCCACGAAACGATATCACCGTTAATAAATGTGTCTGAATTAGCTCCTGACCATTGCCACCCTTTAGAATTTGATGTGCATTTAATTCTTTTTACAAGCATTTTTTTGTAACTGATTTTTAAACCACCCAAACAAATTGGCCAATTGCGAGTTAACTTGACATCAGCGACTACTATTTGACCAATTGCTGGCAATAAGGCACTACCGATAACAGGCGGGTTGCTTTCATTGGCGGTGCTGTGGTCAATTGTAGTTCCGTTTTTGAATGCCAAAAATTCTTGTTTTGTCATAGCTTTAGCTGTTAATTATTGCTTTTACCTTAGCATACGTGATGATATTTGTTTCAACATTTTGCCAGTCTGTTTTAAAGGCAAATTTTGCCCTGGGGAAAGTTGATTTAACCAACTCTATTGCCTTGTCTTTGTCACTATCTGACACAAACCAACAACTATCAAGCGCCTCTTTCAGCTCTCTTCTGATCCTACTCTTCTTAGTGCTCATAAAACATGTTAATGCAAGTGTTATCAAGCAGATTCCCATGACTAATACAATAGAATCAACGGGATTCATCCTGAAAACATATTAGTGTAATAAAAAGACCGGGGGCCGGGGTTACTGACATGTCTGCTTTCATCCCGGACCTCGCGGATCTCCTGTACTGCAAAAATGAAATTTGATACTTCATATCTAAAGGACCTAATCTTGGATAAAATGAGGCTGCTCTAATAATTCGTTAAAAGCCTTATCCCTAGATGATTTAGTAGGGAATACCTCAAGTGTGTGCCAATCTTTATGATCCTCATCCTTATACTTAATCCTGATATTTGGATAATCATCTACTCTGAGAATAGTGAATCCGCAGTCAATAACCTTAAGTTGTGATCTACTGTCCATTTCCTGATTGTTTAAAAACTGTTTTAGCGCACTGTAGCCAAACCGGAGGCTGACTACCTCCGTATCTCACACTCATCCACACCTTACCAATGAAAAGAGCAGTTATCCTCTCTTTTAGAGAAAGACCCCAGCAAGAGATAGTTTGCTGGCCATCGCTGAATACCGGAAGTGGAGAACACTCATCCGGAGTCATTGTACTGGGCCTTACAAGAGTTGTGTTGGCCTGCTTAAATACAATCGGTTTCATAATATCATATGTGTTATAAGAGCATATGTATCATTAGTAAGATCCCTTTCGGTTGAAACAGGGATTACAGGCGTATGCTCCGGCTTTAGCTTAAGAGAGTCTATTATTGCCATAACAAGAGGTTTGCTCTGAAATGAAAGTCTTTTGTCATGTCCTTTTTCTGTTACTTTATAACCTCTGCTACAGTTGATCTTGAAATACCAATCTGTAGGATTAAGCTCATCCTGGAAGAATTGAATTCTAGATCCGGAAGTGATATGAAGAGCATTAACCAAAAGAGAAGAGAATCTAACCTCTCCGTTTGATCTATAAAGAGATATCGCCGGCACTGATACTCTCTCTACTCTTTCACTTGTGAATTCTTTGAGTTTCATAAGCGAGAAATTAAGCTGTGAGTTTTTTGTAAATCACCATCCATGCTAAGAATGAAGGTACTGCTATGTGAATCAGAAGACTGACCAGGACCATCCCTAAGTTGATCTTTTCATCACCGGCGCTCCATTGAGTAAGGACATATACAGACAAAGCGACACAGAGTAGCACTGTAATTGCCATTTTTATCTTTCTTGAAAGTTTAGTTTTCATATGCTCCGTTTTTTATTGTGTTTTAAATTGCTGTAAGTTCTGATTGCGTATTTTTTTGGAGGGAGGCCGGTTCTGCAGGAGCTAACTGCTGCTTTTGCCCTGTATACTGTCTGTGAGCTCACGCCAAAAACTTTCCCAATTTCATAAAGCACATCTCTAGTCTTAAGCTTTTTCTTAAACTCTCTTCTTGCATGCTCCTGGGCATCGTAAATAAGATTGTATTGATCCTGTAGTGTGGAAGTATGATTAAGCTGATTTCTATAATTGAAGCAGAGCTCTCTGAGTTTAAGCTTCATCTCTCTCATACCTACTCGCATAACTCTTTTTGTTTGTAGAATGACACCCTGTTACTCGCTGATGCAACAGATTCGATTTGAAGCCTATCAATCCTGATTGAGTGATTTGAATCACCATCCTTAATAAGCTTAACCAAACCCTCTTTAATCCACCTGTCAACCAGGCGCCGGCCGTACTGCTTATAAGCCTCAGATTTTGATAAATACGGTTTCAGCTGCATAGTCTCGATAAGAACCTTCTTACCTCCTATTGCAATTGCATCTGCCAGTAGGTTTACAAGCTCCAGGCGCTCCAATGTGATTATGTTATTCTTAATTGTCATCTCAGATAATTTCAAATGTTGATTCCTCTTTTCTCCTTGCTCTAATTCTTGCTGCTCTGATTATCCTTGCTGATGATGTGGGCCGAATAAAGTATCCAAGGCTTGCCACCTCAGACGGAATAATGATTAAAAGCAACAGTATTGAGATAATCCTCTTCTTAAGAGGGTTAAGACTAGCCGGTATAGAAAAATGAGTCACAAAATACCAGGCCGAAAGCTCGTTGACTTTCTGAATACCAAGTTTCTCATAGATATTGCGCACTGTATTCTCTACAGTCTGAATAGCGATTGGACCTCTGCCCGGCTTAACCGGCAGAAGATCCGGGACCTCCTTTTTTGAAGCTCCCCAAGCGAGCAATTCTGCTATCTGCTCTTCGCGCTTTGTGAGTTTTACAGTTGCGCTCATCTTACTTCTCTCCCCAGATATTGGTTATACCATATTTCTTGAATACTGTCTCAATGGCCTTGGCCTCTGAAACCCTGGGCTCAACTTTTCCCTTCAGGCGTTGCAGCCAATTGCTGTTAGAAGTAATGCCGAGCTTCTTCATTATCTCATCTTTTACCTCTTTTGCCTGGCCTACTGTTACCTGACCCCAGCCCTTTTGAAAAGAAAATTCACTCATAATGTGATGATTTAGCGTTTTTGTGCTATTTTTTTTATAGCTTTATGCGTTACTTTTGTATTGCGTTGCGTTAATTGCTTACCGCTTCACAAATATAAAACATTTTGCTTTAACTCCAAGCATTTTGCTTTATTTATTTATGCATTGTTTTTTATATGGCTGATTTTGATGTAAATAAGAGATTAAAACTTTTGATTACGGAGGTATTTAAAACATCTCCACATAAGTTTTCATCAAAATATAATGACAAAGGAGGGGTTAAAACATCTCAAGTACTGAGAGAGAGGAATGGACTTTCAAACAATTTGCTTGAAGACATTCTAATGGCCTATCCAAGCATTAACAAAACCTGGTTATTGACCGGAGAAGGAGAGATGTTGAAGGAAGAAACTAAATCAGATACTACCTCTATAGTAAGCGAACCTGCTGTTGAATACCCTGCGTCATCAGATCCGCTTAGCCAGCTAATCCGGAACAATACTATCCTCGTTGAATCAAATGCCGTAATGGCTGACTCTGTAAAAAAATTGACAGACCAAATAATTAAGCTTTGCTCTAACGAACCACCTTCCGGACTCACAGAAACCATTGAGGCTGTTAAGAGAGAAATAACCGAAACAATAAGAGGCGAATTAAAAAACAACCATGCTCGCGAGGATGCAAAATGTGCAGATGTAGGGTGATCAACCTCGGACGGGCAGCAGTACTTGTTGAAAGATTTTGAATAATATGTTATGAGTGATTATTTTGAAGATTATCTTAGGATATACGAAATATCCAATTCAATTAATGAGCAAAATATTGATACTTTCCCTCTCAAGGATCTTCAAATGATCACAATCCTATTAAAGGATATAATTCAAAGACAATCTATTGAAATTAAAGAGCTCAGAAAAGAGATAAAAACAACAAAATCACTAAATTCTGACATTAATCCATTAAGCATAACTAGTTTTATTGCTATAGACTTTGAAACAGCCACATACAAAAGAATGGCATGCCAGCTGGGCATAGTAAAAGTTGAGAACCTCCAGATTGTTGACGAAATGATTTATTTGATACAACCTCCAAATAACTATTATGATTCAGGATGCTTGAATGTACATGGCATAAATCCTTCAATAACTAAAAATAGTCCAACATTTAGAGACCTCTGGCCTGAGATAAAGCATTACTTTAATGACACTCCTGTTGTGGCTCATAATGCTGCATTTGACATTGATGTTCTTAAAACAAATTGCACCTACTACAATCTTTCCTTACCAGAGCTAACCACTTTTTGCACATGCCAAATTCACAACAATCTCACTCTTCCTGACACTTGTGCCTTATACAATATTGAACTTAGAAACCACCATGATGCTCTTGAAGATGCCAGGGCTTGTGCTAAAATTTTTATCCATCATCTCAAAGTCATTAACTCCCTAAAAAGTTCAAAGGTTAAAGAAAATAGTCAAGCCAGAAAAGAGAAGAATTCTGCATATTTCAAACCAGCGTCAAGAACCATATCCTCAGAAGCTCTTAAGCAAGACCTCAGCTCAGTTTCCAACCCAGACAACTACTTCTATAATAAAAAGGTTGTAATTACAGGAGTATTTGAAACATTCCCTATTAGAGAAGATCTTGCTCTAAAACTCAAAGAGATGGGAGCAGATGTCTGTACGTCAATTTCTAAAAAAACCAATATTGTTATTTACGGAGAAGGTTTCGGCCCGGCAAAAATGCAAAAAGTGACCGATCTTAATTCAGAGGGATGCAATATAACCCTGTTGGATGAAAATGAACTAAGAAAAAAACTAAATCTAATTACGTTATAAACCAGTATTTTACGCTATGAAAAAACTCATCGTACTTGCACTCGTTGTGCTCTTTTCGCACAACTTATTTGCTCAAGAAAACACCAATAGTAAAAATGGTGATTCCTATATTTATTGCGAGATATTGGGAACTCAAAAATTCCTTAGCAACAAAGTTACCGTCAATGTAGACTTTGGTCAAAATACCAGGTTCGGAGAAGACACCAGACTAAGAGATGAAACTGGAAAAGTAATAGTTTTCAACTCAATGGTTGATGCGATGAACTGGATGGGAGGACAAGGATGGGAATTTGTCCAGGCATATGTAGTAACTGTACAAAACCAAAATGTATATCACTGGCTTCTGAAGCTTGATATAAAGTACCTTTCTGCTGAAGAGCTAGAAGAGGTAAAAGCCATGTTCAAGACAAAGAGGAGTGTTAATACGGAAGTAAGTGGGTTATGAAAATCAACCTTGAAGAAGGAATCGACATACAAGTAGATGGCGAACTTGGCAAGTATCACACTCTACCAATTGACAGCTTGATAAAGCTAGCTAATAATTTGCAAAAACTAATTTTCTCAATAGCAAATGCAGATCTACCTCAAGATAGCGCTATAGCTTTAGAGACATTCCAAATTGAGCTTTCTGGATTTTCTCCAGGAAGTGCAGTTCCGAAGTTCAGCTATTCCCCAAGAGCAGAGCTCAGATCCGGATTCAATTTTCAAGAATACCGGGATAAAGTGAACAATAAACTGGAAGATTTGTTTGAAATTTCAGATACTGGTGACTATACAAAATTGCTTCAATTATATCCTGAAGCGGAAAAAAGGACACCGATAGTTGAAAATTTATATACATTTGCAAACGGATTAGGATCCACTCCCGTAAGGATTGTTAAAAAAGAAGGAGACTCTTTTGTACCATTATATGGTATCAAAAAATTCAAATCAGGTGTAAAAGAAGCCCTTGTCGTTAAGTTTGAACCAAGAGAGATTGAAACAGCAGAGAATGGCGAAGCTGTTGCCAGGGTAAAAATTACTCGTAAAAAGGGAAGAGTTAGAAAAACAATTATGAACCTTTACACTCAAGACAAGTATTCCATTGAATATTCCCCAACCATTATTGTTTGCGGAACAAACAAGTATATACTTGAGCATCCGCTAAGATGCTTATTTGAGAAAGAAGATGATTACTATGTGATTCATTCAGAAATGCTTGATATTATTGCTACCGGCTATTCACAAGATGAGGCCGAAGATGCATTTGGAGCTGAGTTTGAATATGTGTACAATTTACTAAATAGCCACAGTGATACTCAGCTTACAAAACATAATCTATTTATCAAAAACGCCATCAATAAACTTGTTAAAAGTATTGAAGTATGAGTTGCTTAAATAGAAATAAAACCTTAAAAAGTCTTAAGAAAAAAGGATTCGTAGTATCGTCAAATAATAGTCCTGACCATATTTATTTGTTGCTATATAACGAAGGCAAGCTTGTTGCTCAGACCAAAGTTAGTCATAACAATGATGACATTAGAGACCCTCTGATTAAATCAATGAGTGTCCAATGCAAGCTTAATAAAGAGCAATTCATAGACCTTGCAAATTGCCCATTAAGCAAAGAGGCTTATTTTAAAATTTTAGCTGAAAGCGGAAAATTAGATTGATTTAATTACTAAATCAATAACCTTACGATTCGCCCGGTCAATCCGGGCGAAATCTTTTTTAATGTATCCTGAAGTGACTTTATGTTCTGAGACGTGATTTAAGCAGAATGCAGCTTCTGACTCGGATCCTTCACATTCATTTACAAAGAGAGTTGCCCAGGTATGTCTTGCTGCGTAGAAGTCTAGCTCTTCAACACCTATTGCTTTACCGATTGTCTTCAGATATTCGTTTACTGCAGAGTTAAATCCAGCAGCTGTTGAGTATCTGTAGTGAAAATTAAAGACTCTTTCTCTGTTATTATCTCTGTATTTTTCAATTAATGGCATTACTTGCGGTTCCAGTTTAATTGAGATCTCAGCTCCATCTGACCGGATATCCCTTGTTTTAGCTCTTTTGTATATTATTCTATCTGCAGATATCTTAGTCACTTGGTATAGATCTACCGAATTCATTCCTACAAGATAGAATGACATTAAAAAAACATCCTTGGCAAACTGCACTGTCTCTTTTTCTGGCTCATATGCGATGAGTTTTCTCACCTGCTCTAATGACAATGCTCTTTTTTCAGGAGTCTCTACCTTTGGCAATGAAAATCGTTTAAATGGGTTTTTAGTGATTCGGATTACATCACTGTCCTCATCGTTATACTCTCTTAAAGCAGCGTTGAAAATGGCCCTCAAATTAGACAAATATAGTGCCCGGCCCCTGGTACCCACTCCGTTATTTTTTAACCAGGTGTCAAAGTTTGACAGAAAGGTTATTGAGATGTCGTTAAATGATAAATCTTCGTGGCCGACATATGCTTTTATCTTCCGGACCGATATCCCGTAATTCCCCCGGGATGCTTGATTATTCTCCTCCATCCTTGCAATATGAAGCTTCGCAAATTCAAAGAAATTGATATCATCCTTCTTCTTAGAGTAAAGAAAACCTGACATATACTCTCCTATTTGAGAGACTGTCATACTTGACAACTTTGCGAACTCATTAGAAACCTCTCTCCTTGCTTTATTCAAGTCTTCATCAATCTGCATCTGAAGGAAACGATCCTTTATTTCAAAGTTTTTATTGATCTGAGACTTTGTCACAAAATAGGGAGTTGAGATATTAGTTGACTTTCTTTGATAAGAAATTCTTAAATTTACGGGCCAGGTACCATCTCTTTTAATTCTTTCAGGACGGATCACCAT